GTGACCGTCTGGCCGGGCGGCAAACCGGGCACCGTGACGATCGAGATTGCGGGACGCCTTAGCCGGTTGCTCGGTGCCGATGTGTTCCCCTCGGCCCGCGCATCGGGGGGATCGTTGGTAGCGGGGGGGCGCTTCCGCCAATCCCCCCGACCCGATTCCGGCCTGTTCCGGCTGCACCGGACGGGCTAGACGGCCCCAAATTCCGGCTGTAGGACGCCGGACATGCGATATACGGCGCCGCCCCTGTCCGACTTCCCGTTCGATATGGTTCGGCTGGCCTGCACCCGCTGCCAGCGGCGCGGCCAGTACCGCAAGGCGACCCTGATCGACCGGTTCGGTCCCGATATCGTCGGGCCGGACCTTCTGACCAAGATCGCCAATTGCACCGGCGGCATCACCTCCGGGCAATGGAGCGCTTGCGGCATCTATTACCTCGATCTGGCGAAACCGAAATGACGGTCCGGCTCAAGCGCAAATCCGAGAACTGGCGCCGCCGGCTACCGCGGCCCGTCCGGCTGCGATCCGGCAAGACCTTGGCGACCCTCGCCGACTGCCGGGCCTATTGCCTCGACCTCGACGACTACGAAGCCGCGCGTCCGGCCTGGCAGCGGACGGCGGCCATGCTGATCGAGGCCGCCGAGGGCGGCGATCTCGATCGGGTCAACCGCCAATTCGAGGCGATCCTGTTGCATCAGAACAAGATCGCCCTGCCGCCGGACTAGGCCCGCCGTCGGGCCTTGCGCTTGCGGCGCGCTTCCTCGGCGCGGACCTGATCGAGCGTGCGCGCCGGCGTCTGTGTCAGCTTCTTAGCCGCAGCGTGATAATCGCCGGCGGTGAAGGCCGCCAGCAGGTCCGCCGCCTTGTCCAGTTCATACCGGTCATCGATCAGGCAACCGGCCTCCTTGGCGTCGAGCATGATCGCGGCGCAGGCCATCAGCTTGGCCTCATGCGGCAAGCCGCTGTCGGGATCGATGTCCTCGCCGGCATTGAGCGCGATCGCATGGCGCAGGATCGCCTCGATATAAACCGAGCGCCGCACCTTTTTGCGGCGCCAGTTGAACGCGCCATATTTGCGCGCGCCTTCGGCGAAAGCCATCGCCATCTGAATCAGCGCCACGAAGGGCACCAAGCACAGCGGCACCTTTTTGATGCCGAGCCGGTCTTTGGGATTGGTGTCGTCTTTGCGCGCGCGAGCGGGCATCGTGGATCTCCGATTTTTGCAGGAATAAAAGGATCAGGCCGCACGGAAGGCCGGCGGCAGAATGTTGACGCGGTGCCGGCCGGTCTCGCCGGCGCGCCGATGCAGCGTGATCGCGGTCAGAGATTGGCCGGACAGATAGGCCGAGCCGACCGCATGCGCATCCTTGGCGGCGAGCGTCTGGAATGACTCGACCTTGACGCCGCCGATTTCCTTGGCGGTTTCATGATGAATGTGGCCGGTGTAGAAATAGCGGAAGGCGCTGGCGCCCCAATCAGTCGGCCGCACGGCCGCCATTGTCGCGGCGAGCCGATCGGCCTTGGCGCGGTGGCCGTGATGCGCGCCGATCATCACGGCGCCGAAGCGATGAAAGAAAAACTCGCCGGGATCGTCATCGATCGTCACGCGCCGGTCGCGCGCATAGAACATCTTGAGCGCGATGGTCAGGGCGATCGCGGCATGCGGATCGTGATTGCCGGGAATATTGCGCACGATGACCTGCGCATGCCGGCGCTTCGCCGTCTCGATGCACTCAATCATGAGATCGACGCCGGCCGACAAAATCTTGAAATAGCGGCTGTCGACATCGAGCAGATTGCCGGACCGCGGCGTCATGTTGCGCTGGTCGTCGGTATGCTGCCAGTCGCCGAGATTGAGAATGAGCGCGCGCCGCGACGGTTTCGACTGCGCGACCAGCGACGCCATGCTTTCGCGCAGCCGCTTGATGCCGATGGCGAGATCGTAAGCCTCGCCGGTTTCACGGCCCCAAGCCAAAAGGCCGTTATGCTGATCGGCGATCGGATAGACCGTCAGATAATCGGCCAGCGATCGCCGCGGCGCCGGCGCCGGCCGCGCCTTGCCCTTGTACGCCTTGAACGTGGCCTCGAGCGCGGCGACCAGATCGGGCGTCGCCGTATCGGTGCGCGTCTTGTGCCAGGTCAGGCGGGCGCGACCTTCGGCATCGGTCAGGACCGAGACACCTTTATAGACCTGGCCCGCCGGCATCTGGAAAGCCGGGCCGCTTTCCTGTTGCTGCTTGATCCATTCCTTTGTGAGGTTGCCGCCGGCGTCATATTCGGCGGTCGTCTGCTTGATCTCGAAACCGGGCATCACCGGCTCGGTCGGCATCATGCCGCGTTCGGCCGCGCGCTTGAGCCGGTTGCGAAAGGTCGCGCGGCGAACGCCGGCCTCTTTCGCCGCGGGGCGGATTTTGCCGCCGTGTTTCTTGTAGAGCGCCGCGGCCTGCGCCGCGACCTCATCCGAGATTTGCGGAAATGACATTTAATGCGGCTTCCAGCTTCCGGCGAGACGGATCAGCCCGTCAATGAACTGCACCACGACGATCAGCGCCGCGATCAGCGAGAGAACGATCCAGCGGTTGACGCGGCACCAGCCCTGCACCGTGCGATAAAGCTTGATGACGCGATCGAGCGTCGCGATGTCGTCGGCATCAAGCTTGGCGATAAACTTGCGCTGATCGTCCGACAGTTCGGTGAAGCGCCGCGGCGTTTTGGAGTCCGTCATTGCGCGGCGCCTTTCACCACAAGACCGGCGGCATCGAGTTGCCGGCCGACCGAGCCGAGCCGCGCACGGCAGACGCGATCGGAAGCGCGTAGGCCTGCCTCATAGCGCGCCGCGGCCGAGCCGGCGCGCTTCCCGGCCGCCACAGGATCGGGCGGCAACGGCGGCGGCGGCAGATCGAAGGTCGCCGGCGCGAACACCGGACCGGTCACAGTGACCGGCGGCAACGGCCGCGGTGAAGGCTTGTGCGCGCAGGCGCCGAGCGCCAGCGCGGCCGGCAGGATCAGGAACAAGCGTTTCGTCATTTCACCCCTCGCGCCTTGCGCTCGCGCGCCCATGAGTCGAGCAGAACCTGCGGCACCGCGCCGTCATCGCCAGCCGAGGCGCCGGCGATCGCCGCCTCCTCGGCCTCGATCTGCGCACGCAACGCGGCGTCCTCGGCCGCCTGGCGCTGATATTCGGCGATCGCCATCGCCCGCTGTCGGCCGATTTCCGTCGCGCGAGCCTGCGCGTTCTCGGCCTCGATCGCGGCAAGGCACGCCGGCAAGGGCCGCTCATGGGCCGGACGGTCGCCGCAGCTGTAGCGATCGCCGATCGAGGCGACCTGCGCCGACAGATCGCGATAGGCATCGGCATCGCGCTTGATGTTGTGCAGGTGAACCGTCACGGCGACGATCGACACAATGACGATCAGCGCGCCGATCAGGATCGCGACAAGGCGCACCGTGCCGCTGGCGAAGCGATCGCCGAGCCAGGCGACCGCCATGCCGATCGGCCCGCCGGCGAGAGCAGCCGAACCGACCGAGGCCGCAAGTGCGGCGAGTGAACTTAAGGTAAGCATCGGCGCCCTCAGTCGTTACGCTTGCACCAGGCGATTTCGCCCCATTTCGGGTCGTAGCGCCGGTTCTGCAGGCCCTTGAGCACCTTGCCGTTGGCACGCACATATTGGCCAAGGGCTTCGCAGCCGGCTGCCACATTGCCGGCATTGAAATGCCGAGCGACCGCGCCGCAGATGCGGCCAGGGCCGAGGTTGTAGGACGCCGAGACCAAGGCGACCTGCCGATGCGGCGGCATATCCTTGAAAGACGGCATGCAGCGCGCCAGAGGCTCGACGTATTTCGGCAGCACCTTGGCGAACGCTTCCGCGCATTGCGCCTCGGTGAAAGTCATGCCGGGCCTGATCCATTTGTAATCGGGATCAAGGTTCGTGATGCCGTGGCAGACCGTATAGACGCCGAGCGGGTCGATCTTTTGCTGCCGTACCGTCATATCCATGCGTCCGCCACTTTCCCAATGCGGGATAAAGACGAAGGCGAGTGCGGCGGCGGCAGCGCTCAAGCCGCCGACAGCGACTTGTTTTTTCGTAACGGCCATGTTGGTCAATCCTCGGCGTCAAACTGTTTCTGCGCCAGCAGGCGCGCGACAAAGGCGGCGCCGGTCGCGAGACCGGACACCGCGCCGAACCATCCGGCCGACAACGGCAGCACGGATTGCAGATAGGGCAGCGCGACTTCGGCCGCGGAAAACGCGAAGGCGAGGCCGAGCAGGCGCACGCTCCACGAATGCCGCAGCACCTTGCGCCAGTTGCGGACAAGCCGCCGCTCGATCGCGGTCCGCAGGCGGGACAAAGCGGCGATCATGAGCCCCGGCCGCGGCGGCTTCGGCTTGCGACGTGATGACTTCGCCGCTCGGCGCTTCGCCTTGCCCCGCTTCGGAGCGGGCGGCTTCACTGCATGGCGCGCCGCAGCCTTGCGGCGGCACCAGCGCACAAAGAAAAAGGCCGCCACAAGGGCGGCCAGCAGAACAAGCCAGTGCATCGAATTTACCGTCCGGTTTTGAGGAGCCTTTCGCGCGGCGATGATCTCAGGTCGGGTAGGTCAGAACATCCTCCGGCTGCAGCGTGATGCCGGCGATCAACGCCGCATTGGTCGAGACGTTCGACGTGCCGATCGGCGCGTTCGAAAAGTCGCAGGCGATGAAGCCGGGCGGAATGGCATTCCAGCAAAAGAAAGGTTTGCCGACACACTTGACCTTGACGAATGTCGCTTCGCCGCCTTCCGCAGCGGTGAACGGTCCTTTGAGAGTGCCATTGTCCTCATAGATGATTTTCATTTCAGTTCCCATATGGGCTCCTTCAGGTGCGATAGACATTGATGCCAAAACGAAGCGGATCGAAGCGGGAGCCATTCGCATCGAGGGCTTCCACGGTCACGTAGTCGACTTGCTTGTCGGTCTCGCGCAGGACGACGCCAGCGCCATGCACAAAGTATTGGGTATCCGGCTGCTCATTGATGAAATAGAGCGTGTAGAGGCCCATTTCCTCGTAGAACATGCCGATGGCGTTGAACGCTCCCTTGACTTGCTGCACGTCGCCATCTGCGACGGATATGCTGAGAATTTGGGCGCTGAGCCGTGGCGGAACGCTGCCGAACTCAGGCTCGATATCTTCGGGGATCGGCGCGTTTTCGCGGACAGACTTCGCCACGATGATGTTCGAGAGATCGGCTATTACATCGTCGCCAAACGTCCACGGCATGTCGCCGCCGGCCAGCACATCGCCGGAGGTCGACAGCGGGTGACGGACACCCGGCTCGTACAGCCGTTCGCCGATGCCTTCCGGCAGCGATGGCGCAGCCTGCCCGTAATCGGCGGCGAAATTGTCCGGCGTGTCGACATAGACGCTGGAGCCCGATTGCACGCGAATGATCGAGGCGGCCTGCAGAAGCTGCGTGGTCATTTTTTCACCATCGCGTTGCCGATGAACGCGGTCGGCTGCATGTTGTTATGGGAGCCGTTGCTGCCCGATGCGGTGCCACTAATGGAGCCGGATGCAGAGACAGATGCGGACTGTGAAAAGGTTACGTTAGAGCCAGTGTTGCCATTGGACGTGACGACGCTCTCGCCCTGAGGCGGGTCGGAAGACACATCGTTCGCGCGCGTCTTCGATATACTCACCGATGCCGTGCCCGTGACCGAGGCCGTGCCGGACACACTCATACTCGCCTGTTCGCCAGATGACAGCGTGTGCGTTTCCGCACCAACCGCCTTGCCCAAGGCGCGCGATGTCAAGCCGGCGCCGGCGCCGGCAATGGCAAGCGCGCGGCCGAGCGCCTTCGGCATCGACATACGGCAACCGGCCACCCATGCGTCGGCGGCCGAGCCTTGCGCGGCGCGAGTCGTCGCGCCGCCCGCCGATGTCAGCAGCGGGCATTCGGCATCGCCATAAGCGTAAAGATCGGTGAAGGTCGCCTGCGCATCAGCGTTTTCATAAGCCGCGCCGCTCCCGGTATTGCCGATGGTCTGATCGAGGAACATCAGCCAGCCGGCGGGCGCCGTCTGCTTGATGGTCAGTACAACGGTTCCTTGCGGGATGCCGCCAGCCAGCGCCGCGATCGCCTGGGCGACGCGCAATGCGGTCATGCCTTTGGTGTTTTCCGTGCCGGCTTCCGCCTCGGCCTGACTGGCGATAGCCGAGAAGATGCCATCGGCACCGGCGGCGCCGGTATCGCCGCGCGGAATGATGAAATTGAGAATGGCCGCAAGCGCCGTCCCGACATTCTCGACCTCGGCCTCTCTGCCCGGCGCGCCGGTCGTCACGTCGCCGATCGTGATCGTCGCCGCCGCGCCGGGATTGCCGCGCGGGATCGTGATGTCGAGCACGGCGGCGTTTTCAGTGCCGGCATTGACGACCGCGGCATCGCTGCCCGCCGCGCCGGTCGTCACGTCGCCGATCGCGACCGTCGCCGCGACGCCGGGATTGCCGCGCGGGATGGTGATGTCGAGAACCGCCTGTTGCAGCGTTCCGACATTCACGACCTCGGCATCGCTGCCCGCCGCGCCGGTCGTCACGTCGCCGATCGCGATCGTGCCGGCCGGGCCGCGCGGCCCCTGATCGGGGACCTCGATCTCGATCGGCTGATCGTCGACAATGATTTCAAAGTCGCTCATCGCGTCGGCCCGATGCTGTGAATGAGTTTGCCGGCCATCACCGGCAAATGCTCGCCGGTCGCCGTGATTTCGATCATGGACACGTCGTAGGAGCCGGCGGACATGACCGCGAGTTGCGCCTTGGGCAGCTTGAGCGTCACGGCGCCGGTTGCGGCGTCCGTGATCTCGATATCGCCGCCCTCCTCGCTGGTGACGGACAGCGGCGCGTAAACATTCACCGCCGGCGCGCGCGCCATAAGCTTGAGCGTCGAGCCGGTCAGGTCCCGGCCCGGCGCCGGCGCGGCTTCCCATTTGGTGCCGTCGCTGCCCGGCGTGACACCGGTCGAGGGCGCGAGCGCTTTCCAGACCCGCTTGCCGGAATGTGAGTATTCATCGGCGAGATAGGCGCGCTCGGCATCATAGGGCGGGACCGGCTGCGTAAAGCGCAGTGCCGTGATCCAATCCGCATCGCTGCGCGTGCGGATCGTGACTTGCATCGTCATGGCAGCGGCCTCGGATCAGTAGCCGATGACCGGCAGGGCGTTGAAGTTGCGCGGCCTCGTTTCGGTCGAGCCGACATTCGCCGCAAAGCTGATCGCGCCTGCCAATTTGGCGACGGACCCGACAAGCTGATTGAAGACCTTGAGGCCGACGCCAGGCGTACCGGCTTCGCCACCATCCTGACCACGTTTCAGCGTGGCATAGCCGCTGCCGTCGCCGAGATCGACGGTCGGGCCAATGATCTCGAAGTTCTCGCCAGAAATCGAAATTGCGCCGGCCGCGCTGACCTGTTTGGTACCAACCTTGTCGCCGATCTGGCCGTCGCCGCGATTGGTGCGGCTTGCGCGATCGGGGTCTCGGTTCGCGCCGCCATCGAGGAAGCGCATGAACTCGCCGCCGACAGACGGAATGTTAAAGGTCGTCGTGCCGTCGCCGGGGCCGTACATCGTGCCGATGCGGTTGAACAGCCGGCTATAGCCGGTCCGGCTCACGGCGGCGCCGTTCATCACAAGCCCGTTGACGCCATCCGGCACGGTCTCGGTCATGAAACCGTAGAGACAGCCCGGCACCAGCGCGAGCGCGCCGCCGCTGCCCGTTCCCGAACCGCCGTTGACGCGCGACAACAATTGCCATTTCGTGCTGTCATAAACGACCAGCAGGATCGCGCCGGCGGCATAATCTCCCGTCGAAATGTCGTCACCGCCGCCCCATTTGAGCGCCTTGGTCACGTCGCTGCCATTGACCGGCACCGTGATATTGGCGGCGCCGCTCGGTGCGGCATTGGCCTTGATCAGCAGGGTCAGACCGAAGAACAGCGAGCCGATCGGGATCGCCGGGTTGATCACGATGTCGCTCGCCGTGCCGGTATCAGCGACGGCGCGGATGCCGATCGACTGCATCGCCTTCCACAGCATGTCGTCGGCATTGTCCTGCACCACGCCGGCCGAACGGATGGCGACGCGCAGCTGTGCCAGCAGGTCATTGATCACATCGGCCTGATTGGCGGTGCCGTCGTCGCTGTCGGGGCTTGAGCAGTTCTGCGCCCAGGTGTCGCTTGTCCCGCGCGTGATCGAGCGCGCCGGACGCGCCGTGACTGCATTGTCGGTATTGCCGAAGCCGAGGAGATCGATTGACATTCGCTGTCTCTCTTGATGTTAGGCGACGTACTGAATTTGGACATGCGCCGGCGCGATGCGCTCCATCAGGCAGCGCACCGGTTGAATGCTCGGATGCTCGATCGTGTCGCAGGACGGCCGCTGGCCGAAGCGGATGGCGCCATACCGGTTGCGGCGATAACGGGTCGCCACGGTCGGCACCACGACGGGCGGGCCGACGTGAACCTTGACGACAAGGCCGAGCGCGCGCGAGCCGCCGAAGGTCGAGCCGCGGGCGCCGAACTTTCCCTTGCCGTAGCGCGAGCCGCAGAAATCGCTCGCTTCGAAACATTCGGCACGCCAGCCGAGGCGCGCGATGATCGAATTGAAGTAATCGCATCGCGAGCCGCCGCGCGCAGCGGCTTTGGTGCAAAGATCGGGAAACGGGTCGCAATCGTCCGGCAGCCCGTATTCATTCATCCATTCGGCGCGCGTTTCGGATTGCGTCGCGCACCAGAACTCTTGCAGCAAGGCGCAGACGCGGCTTTCAATGAAATGCCGGGCCGCGCCGATGACCGACAACAGCCCGGCTTGCACGTAGCCCGCCGGCCAGGCATCGCGCGAAGGCACAGCGGCCAGGGCGGCGAGCCAGGCGCGATAGCGCGCCAGCAGGCCACCGCCGTCATTGACAGGCCAGGCGCGGCCGGACGGCAACAGGGCAACGGTCGCGCCGATCGACTCGTCGAGCGTCGGACAGCGCAGCGGCGCCGGCCGCGCATCGGTGCAGGTCATGATCGAATAGTCCGGCTGTCAGGGAACGAATGTCACGGTGCCGAGAACGGCGATCTCGCCGGGCGACAACTGCACGTCGACCAGCGGCAGATTGAGCCGGTGGCTTTCCTCGCCGGACGCATTGGCGATGGTCTGCCAAATCCACGACCGCGAGAACACGGACGGCCGCGCCAGATAGGGCATGCTGGCCGTCGCGACATCCTGCCCGGCGACGCGCGACAGGCGGGCGAAGGCCGCGCGCAGCCCCGCGACGATCGCCTCGCGTGTCGCCAGATTGTCCGGCGTCAATCCGGCGATCTGGATATCGATGACGCGCGGGCGCGGCGCGGCGACGGTGACGATCGCACCGGCCGGACGCACCGCCTCGATGTAATCGGCGACGCGCTCGATCTCGGCGACCGGCGCGATGCCGTTCGGATAAAGCGTGTCCATCAGGACGAACACGCGCACAGTGCCGGCGCCGGCATGCAGGCGCTCGACGAAAGCGCGCGTCACGCCGGACACAGACGTCGCCCACATCACATAATCGGCGGCCGAGCCGCCATGCGGCGGGTTGCGCTTGCGGAACAGGATGCGCGCGCGAAAGCTTTCGTCATCCTCGACATCGGCACCGGCGACGATGCCGCCGGCGGCGACCGTGACCGCGGTCACATCGCCGGTGACGCCGGACACGACCGATAAGGCCGTGCCGCCTTCGCTGTTCGATGCCGTGCCATCCGCGACGGCGACCACCTCAAGCGACAGATCGCCGGTCCCGGCGATCGAGGCATCGGACAGGGCGCGATACTGAACGCCGTCGAGGCGGGACAACACCGCGCCGGCGGCGACCGTCACGGCACCGGCGCAGGTCAGGTCGACATAACCGGCCGATGGCGCCGCCGGGCGGCGGGCAAGGCCGATCTCGGCGCCGTGCCGGTCGAGAAATTCGCTGTCGGCCGTCGCGGCAAAAATCTGCCGCGCAACATAAGCGATAAAATGAAACACCTCGGCATTGACGCCGGCCAGCACCTTGGCAATGACATAGGCATTGTTCTGCGCGATCTGCGCATCGGTGCCGGGCAGATAGGAGCGGAAGGCGAGACGCGCGCGGCGCGTCAGGTCCTGCAGCGACGGAATTGCGAAAGCCATCAGCGCGCCACCTGATTCCAGAGAACGTCATATTTGCGATCGAAGATCATCGCGCCGACGCGGCCGTAAAGCGCGACCGTCAGTTCAAGGCGATTGGCGATCTCATCCGCCGCGGCGGAAATATCAATGCGCACGGCGACGCCCTGCGCGATCAATGGCGCCAGCGCCTCGCCGGCGAAAGCCTCGGCCCATCGCGTCGCCGGCATGCCGGCGATCGTGAGCGGCGCGCGTTCCAGAAGCCACAGCAGCGAGCCGAGTGGCGCCTCGCCGTCCTGTTCGCGCACGTCGATGCCATCGCCCCACCATCCGCGCGGGTTGCCGTCGTCGGCCAGATAGGAAAGCGGATGGCCGTCCGGCAGCCGCCGATCGGTGAACAGGCACAGGTTGACCGCGGTCTCGATGGCAGCGGTTGCCGAAAGGCCGCCGACATTGCCGGCCTCATCCGGCGCGGCAAGGCGATAGTCGGCGCATGACGCGCCCGGCAGCCATCGCAAATCCCACAGCAGATAGAGATCGGAGGCGCAGGCGGCGCTCACGGATGCGTCGGGCATGAGACCTAACCGATTCTGGCATAGACGTTGATGGACGGCCCCGCCAAGGTCACGACCTGCGCAAATGCACCGTTCTCGCCATCGCCGCCGAGAAACACTTTTTCCCCGTCCGCCGGTGTCACCGTCACCTTGCCGGCCTTGGCGCGAACCTCGATACCGTTCGCGCCTTTAACAAAGACGATGTTGCCCTTGTCGTCATAGAGAACAGTCGTGCCCGGTTTCGAACCGACCGGGCGATGATCCTTGTGCTCGAAGCCAAGACCGAGCAGGCGGTCGGACCGGCCGCCGAGACCGATGACCAGACCTTCCGAACCGACCGGCGGCACAGACGACAAGCCGAAGCCTTGCAGGCGATAAACGTTCTCAGGTTCATCGCCGGCCATGCCGCGCAGCCGCGTGATGAATTGCTGCGCCTTGGCATCATCGAAGCCCAATGCAACGGCCCGACGCACCACGCCGAGCAGGCTGTCGTGGTTCTCGGGATAACGGTCAAACATCGCCCGTCACTCCCCATCGTCGCCGGCGTCGGTTTGCCATGCCTTGCCGACCTGGCCGCCCTTACGGCCCTTGCCCTTACCGCCCAGCGCGCGCGGATCGCACAGGGCGATATCGGCCTCGCTGCCGTTGCGGCGATCCTGCGAAAACGTCACGTTGTCGATCGCCATATCCTGCGACACGTTAAGGAACGGGCTTTGTAGAAAAGAGAGAAAGCCGGGCGTCCACAGCTTGCCGGCATCGTCACGAAAACCCTGCCCCCTGACCGTCGCCTTGAGGCTGTTGCCGGCCTCGGTATCGCGGCGATGCGCCGCGCGCGCCTTGGCGTCATCCTTGCTGGTGTCGTCGTCCTGAATGACGATGACGGGGCGATTGCGCGTCACTGCGGCGTCGCGCGCGACGCCCTCGATTTCCAACGCATCGGCGCCGTGGCCCCACGGCCTTTGCCCGCGCACGATGACCTTGCTGTGCCGGCCGCTCCAATTGTGATCGGCCTCAAGCCCGGTGCAGTTGACGCCTTCGATCAGCGGGCCGTTGCGCCCGCCGCCGGCGACCGTGATCTTGATTGAGCCGTCGCGCTGGCCGGACGGCCAAACACGGTGCTTGCGCGCCAGCTTTTCGATGACGCGAAAGGCACCCTCGCCGGGCGTCAACTGATAGTCAATTTTCGGCAGTTGCTGATCTGTCGAAATCGTCACGCCGTCATGAATAGCCTTGGCGATATCGACAAGCGTCATCTTGCGAAACCGACCCGCCTTGTGCAGAGCCGACGAATCGATGAAATCCTGCGATTTCGATCGCCCTGCGACCATGATCTCGGCCTGCCGATGCTCGCTCAAGCGCGGACGGTAGCGATCGACATAGCCGTGACACAGAAGATCGGCGTTGGCGTAAATCTCGACCTCGGCACCGGCGTAAAAGATCGCAGCCGTGGCCTGCGGCCCGTGATCGGCGGCAATGTCGAGTTGAAAGGACAGCGCCGCATCGCGGAAGGCATGGCGCACCATGACACGGCGAAACGCCGTCCAGAGCCGACCGTCGACCAGGACGGTAATGATCTCGGGACCCATGAGAACGTGCGTCCTTTAGCGGGCCAGCGCCGCGAACGATGCCGGCATGAATGACGGGTGCCGCACGCGGTTGCGGTCTGTCAGTTCGCCGGCGCGGCCAGGATCGGCATAAAGCCGCCACGCCCAATAGAGCGACGGCAGCGGTGACGGCGCAGAGACCGTCACGACCGGCGCCAGATCGGCGATAGTGCGGGACAGATAGTCGACGGCCGCGCCGCGCGCCTCGACCAGCGCAATGTAAAGATCGGCCTGCGCCGGCGCGGCTGCCGCCTCGATCTCGCGATCGTAAAGCGCGGACAGCGCGGCGCGTGCAGCAACGCCATCCGGGCGCGAGCGATAGTTCCGGCGCAGCACCGCCTCGGTCACGGCCGCCAGCGCCGCCAGGCGCACCAACTGCGCCGAAGCCACCGTATTGCTCGTTTCAGTCATGGCTTTACAGCACCGCTAGAAGGTTTCCGCAAAGGCTTCGATCGTGTCGGACATCGCGGCGATCGCGCTTTCCGGCGCCATGCCGTCGCCGAGAGCCCGCGCCGCGGCGAACAGATCGGCGCCGATCGCACCGATGTCACCGTCCTGATCGGTTTGCGCGACGACACCGGCCAGCGCATTGCGCACCGAAGCCGAGACCGCTACATCAACGGCGTTGCTTGAGCGCACCAGATCGAGCGCCGCGGCACCATCGGCCAAACCGTTGAAGGCGGCCCGCGCCACGAAGTCTGGAACGTTGGTCACATTGACCGCGCCGCGGAAGGCCGCGACCGATGCGCTCTGCAACGCATCGACAGCGCCGAAGGCGACATTCAGCAGCGACGGCAGTGAGACGATCGCCGCCGGTGCGCCGTCGCGAATGAACTTGCATTCGAAGGCGATGTAACCGAGTTGATCCTTGTCCTCGCGCCGCTTGAAAGGTTGCGCATGCACCATCACGGCGCCGCGGACGGGCAGCATCAGCAAGCCGGGACCGGGCGACGCCAGCGCGTTCGTCAACGCCAACGCCGCTGCATCAGCCTCGTTGCCGTGAACATAGGCCATCACACCGAAAGTGCGCGGCTCCTCGCCCAAGTCCTCGATGTAAGGATGATCGCGGTGCGGCAAAACATGGACAACCGGATTGCGCCCGCCTTCCTCGGCCGAGTCTTGCCAGAAGAACGGCACGCCCTTGAAGGAAGCCGGATGCAGCGTGCGAACCCAATCGCGCAGATCGGCCATGTGATCTTTCCAGCCTTCGAATATCAGGGACTAAAGGGCGACGCTTCCGGCATCGACGTGCCGGTCGGGCCGGTGGTGCCTTCGCTGCGCACGCCATTGCCGAAGAATGACGACACTTTCGACGTGATGCGCGTCAAGAAATCCGGCGTCGGCTCGACTGTCACGCGGCTTTCAACTTGCACCCTGCCGTCCAGTTCGACCTTGCGGCCGGCCGCGGCGACATCGGCCTCGGCGCGGCGCATGATTTCGTCGCGCGTCGCTTCGCTCAAGCGGCCGGTCGAATGCGCGAACTGATCATAACCGGTCTGGATTCGGTTGCGCAGGTCCTGCGCCTGACTGTCGAACGGTGCCGCCAGCGTATCGCCGAGGCCCGGCACTTTCGAACCGCGCCTTGCATTGGCCGCCCGGCGATCGGCCTCGGCCAGGTCCTGTTCCAGCAGCTTGATCGCCGCGGCATCGCGCGGCGTCCAGTTCAACCCTTTGGCGGCATCTGCAAACGGCTTTGCCGCCTCGCGCGCCGCAAGGCCAGCGCCGACACCGGCGAGCGCGCCCGCAGCCACGCCAGCACCCGGCACCGCCGCGACTGCGCCAGCGACGCGAACGATCGTGCCAGCGGCGGCGACCAGCTTGCCAACCGCCCAGGTCAGCGGACCAATAACAGCCGCCGCGGCGATCGCATAGGTCGACCATTTGAGAATTTCAGGATTGGTCGCACTGATCGCCCGAAACGCGCCGGCGACCGCATACATCGAGTCGGCCGCCGCATCGGTCACGCCGGATTGGCCGAGCGACTGGATCATGTCACCGTAGCCGCCGCGGAAGCGGTTTTCGGCGTCGATCAGGCCGCTATTAACATCGGCCGCCTGCTTGCGCGAAACGCTCACGCCCTTTTCGCGCGCGTTCGTAAGTTCATTTTCCATCTTGGTCAGCATCGCCAGGACGCGCGCCTGATCGAGGTTCGATAACCGAACGCCCTGACGCTGATCCATGAACAGCGACATAAACGACGCGAGGTTGGGCGCCTTCTCGGCGGCGTCCTTAAGGAACTTCATCACGTCGATTTTTTCGACAGCGGTGCCGACAATGCGCTGCGCCAGATCGCCAGCGACCTTTGTATCAGCCAGCGCGCCGCCGGTGGTCTTGGAAATGACGGCGGTCAAGCCCTTGACGTAATCCTCCCCCTCAAGACCTTCCAAAGCGGCCAGACGCTTCATAAAAAGATCGCGCGCCGCATCCGGCGCTTTGCCGATGCCGACCTTGCGCTTGTTCTTTCCCTTGCCGATCGTGCCGGTGTAATTCTCGACCGCGGAGAGGATGGCTTCCGGCTTCAACAGATCGGCATTGACCTTGACGTAATCGTCAAGCCGCATGCCAACCGCATTCATCGCGGCAAGCGCACCACGCGACGGCTTGAGAAACCGCACCATCATCGAGCGCAGCGCGACGCCGGCCTCGGGGCCGAGAATGCCTGCCTGATTGAGCACGGCCGTCATGGCGCCGAGTTGTTCCGGCGTCACACCAAGCTTGGACGCCGCCGGCGCCGAATACTTGAACGTTTCCGAAATGCCGGCGATCGAGCCGGGCGCGATCTTGTTAAGGATGGCGAACAGGTCGACCATTTCGCGCAAGTTCTTGTTGATCTGCGCATCGTCGAGCATGTCGCCGGTCTTGTCGTACATCTTTCCGAATGACGCCAGCGCATAGATCGCCAGTTCGGCCGCCTTCGGCACCTCGATTTCGGCAAGCGTCGCAAAATCGAGCAACGGCTCCTGAATAGCCTCAAGATGGCGTGGCTCGAAACCGGCCTTGATTTCCTCGACCATGCCCTGCAGCACGCCGGTCGGGCCGAAGGCATATTTGGAGCCGTATTTCTGCGCCACGTCGCGAGCGCGCTTGACCTCCGCCTCGCTCAGATCGCCGAACGCCTTGAGCTTGTTCGACGCCAGTTCGAAATCGTGCAGATTGCTTAGCATCGACCGTGCGGCAAAGGCAGCCGGCAACGTGACGCCATAAGTCATGTTACGGCCGAAGCGCGCTGCGCGATCGCCGACGCGATCGAGGCGCGACGCCAGCACGTCGATCGAACTCGCTTTGCCGGCCGCCATCATGTGCCGGTCGATGTCGCGCGACAGCGCCTGCACGGCGCGCGTCACGCGATTGACCTTGTTGGCAACGCTGTCGAACGCACCGCCGCTCAGATCGCGGGCGGTGATGCGTGCTTCGGCGTCGAGAATGCGGCTGGCCATGCTATCCGGTTTTCTTGCGCTGCGCCCAATCGGCCGCGCGCATGAACCAAAGGTCGATGTCCGAAGCCGTTAGGGCGGCGGCTTCGGCGAGACTGACAACCTTGAGATCAAAGATCAGGATGTCGGCCCGGCGGTGCAGACCGGCAACGTCTAGGACGTTTTCGGTTCCGTCCCGGCTCGGGCCGCGGCGAAAAAACCGATGACCGCCTCTTGCAAGGCCAGTGTGTCTCGCATGCCGAGTAGATGCAGCACCGGCGCGGCATCATGATCGACCATCCGTTCGGCATATTGCCGGATGATCTCGGCATCCTGTGTCTGATAGATCGCACCTTCCTTGGTGCGGATCGTCGTCACCGGCGGGCCGAGCGACATCACGACCGGATATTTCGGTTCGTGAAGCGTGATGGTCTTGATCGGACCCTTGTGCCCCTCGATCGGGTCCGACAGCGTGATCGTGACGTTCGGCAGCGGCATGGCGGCTTAATCCACCAACTTGCGATAGGTGCCGCCTTCGATGCGAAGGCCGTCGACCTCACCGCTCGAAAGGTTGTCTTTGGGCGTGCCGACCAGTTGCGTGCCGGTGAAAAAATGCGTGCGGCCGGTCGTCTCCTCGACGATGGTCGCGTCGCCCTGCTTGAGGATCAGCGCATTCCAGTCGATATTGCCGACGTTGCGGGGCTTGATGTCGCAGCCCGGCAGCTTCGGCTTGAGCATATAGGCCGCCGAGCCGTCGTGATTGGCCTTCGACTCCTTGTTGTACAGCGCGGGATCGATAACGAAATCGGCCTCGCACTGCACCAGCGGGACGCCGGCGAAAACCAGCATGATACGGCCGCCGAACTGATTGTCCATTGCGGATCACTCCAAAGATGATCGGGGAAGGATGAAAGATGCGTGCCGCCGCGCGGTATGAGCCGCGCGGCCGGCGAAGGTCGCGCCGGCGATCAGCCGGCGATCTGCGCCTGACCGCTCGCGGTGCGGTATTCCAGATAGGCCGTGATATTGGCCGCGAACACGCGCAGCTGATTGACCATATCGAGCGGCAGATAGGCGTTGACGCGCGTCGCATTGAGCGGGTCGCGCTCGACCTTGACATATTGCGCGAACAGTTCCGGCTTTTCGCAGACGCCGAGCGACACCAGGTCCTGATAGGCATGGATCAGTGTGTTGCGAATGTCGCGCACGGTCACGATCGCGGCGACGTTGGTCGGGTTTTCGTCGGCGAGCGCCTTGCGGCCGTGCGCGTTCGAAACCGCGGTGCGCAGATAGCGCGACACGAACATGCCTTGCGCCATCGTTTCGATATCGCGGAAGGTGGCGTCGGCAACGCCGGCGCCGTTGGTCTTGTAGGTGGTGACAAAGCGATCGGCCTGCACCGTGCCGTCGCCGGCGACCTTGTAACCGCCGATGCCGGCGGCATAGAGCGCCTGGCGATCGTCGGTATCGAACCAGGTCGAGCGATCGGCGGGCGGCAGGATGGCGACCGCCGGCAAGGTCTGCACCGGCCGCGACAGTTCCGGCGGCGTCGACAGATGACTGATCGCCAGCGCGCCGAGCCAGGCGGCCCATTCCCAAACCGGAGTCGGCGACACCTGGCCGCCGACGATGGTCACATGCTGGTCATTGCGCCCGGCGCCGAGCGTCGTCTGCGCCGACAGGTTACCGAAATTCTTGGTCAGGTAGTGACCGAACAGCATCTTGGACGGCGACCAGCGGCCGGACACATCGCCGAGAAAATCCTTGACCGAATTGAGCGACGTGGAGTCGGCATAAGGGCCGGCAATCCAGTCGAACTCCTCGTCGCCGAGATTGGCGAGCGGCGTATCGAGCGACGGCGTACCGGTGCCGCCGGACAGAGCCGTGATGTCCGCATTCGTCGTCGTGAAGGCGTTCGGTTCATCGGTCGCGACCGAGACCTGAATGCCATTGCCGAGCAGGCCGACATGCCGCGCGGTCAGATCGGCGACCGCTGTGTCAACGCCGTTGACCGCGGCGACGATCGGCAGATTCATCGCATTGATCGCGGCGACAACCTTGGCACAGACCGCGGCGGCATTGTCGCCGGCATTGATCTGCACCACCATGCGGCGGCCCATGACCTTGAGAATGCCGGCACCGGTAACGCCGGGCGCGGTGAACTCGATCGATCCCGCGGCGGCGTTACCGGCGGGATCGGCGAGCGGCAGCACCCACAGCGGCTGCAGCGGCGCGTTGCGTTTGAACATGTTGAACACCGCATGCAGCATCGAGCCGGCGCCGAACTTCGCGATTGCCTCTTGTTCGGACTGCACCGGACCATAGAGGACGCCGGCCGGCGCGGCGCCGGCGCTGGTTTTCTGGCCGACGATCAGCGGCCGGGCATTGCCGGCGTAAGGCGTGCCACCGGAATTGAACTCCGAGTAATAGAACGGCACCAGCAGATTGCCGGGAATGTTGGCGAACGTGACCTGCGACATCGCGTGAGGCTCCTACAGGCGAACGGGTTGACGGTCAGGATTTGACGAAATCCGTCAGGATTTGACGGATCGCGCCGGCGCTTCCTTGGCGGCGGCGGGCTTGGATTGCGCCGAGGGCATCGGCGACGGCGGTGGCGAGGCGGGCGCGGCTGCGACCGGTTTGCCCTCGATCACGTCTTTCTGCGCGACGCGGCGCAGCCAGAAGGCAGTGCGCGGCTTCCATTCGCCGTCCGCGGCGAGCGGCACGCCGCTCTGCGGATCGGGCAGCACGGCGGGCTGCCCGTCGATCAGACGCGGGCGAACGAAAAGATTGTCCATGATGTCACTCGCTGGTTTTGACGACGACTTGCGTGTCGACGATCGGCTGATCGTCCTCACCGAGCGGCAAGCTGCCATCGGCAGCGGCCGTCGACAGATTGAGCGTGACGCGATCGAGCGGCGCCACCAAAGGCATGACCGGCGCGAGGCCGGCGAGGCCGGCACCAAGCTTGGCGCCATAACCGTTCTCGACCAGGCCGGCGACGACGGTGCGCAGCGGCTCGGGCAATCGCGCGATGCCTTCCGGCGTCGCGAGCGGCGCAGGATCATAGGCATCATCCGCGATCTGCACCTTGAGTTTTACGGTGCGCCGCGCCAAGCGAATGCGCTCCTCGCCGGTGAAATGCGGCGTCGAGGAATAGGAAAGAACACGGCGCGCTGTCATCTTGCGCCATAGTTTGCCGCTCGGCCCGTTGAACAGCGCGAACAGCAGCTGCGCCTCCAACAGATCGAGCGACGCGGCCAGTTCGCCATCCTCTTGCGGACAGGCCGGCTCATACTCGGCCGCGCCCTCCTCTTTGTGCATGACCACGACCGAAACGTCGAAGCACAGATCCACGGTCGATAGGAACGGCGGCCCATAGCCGCCCGGCCCTTTCGCGTCGGCATCATCATCGTCTGTCATGACGACGACGATCGGATGCGCATTGCGCGGATCGAGATCGTCGATCGGATCGAAGGCCGAGTCGTAAATCATGTTGCCGGCCAGCGTCGGCAGCGGATCGTCATCGGCGCGCGCGCCAGGATTGAGCGCCTCGATCGAGGCAAGGCGCAATGCGAGCCGGCCGAGTGCCATTGATCAGCCTTTAGCCGTTACGGGCGATCTGATTGAGATCGAGCCGGGCGAAGCCGGGAACCGAAGGGACAATCTCGGCGATGCGGAACAGGTCGCCATTGTCGGCGCGCAGCCGATCATGCTTGCGCGGCGCATAGGGCAACAGCGACAGATCGAGCGACACGAACGGCCGATCGGACGCATGGCCGGGCTTTTCCGGCCGCACCGCGGGCGTCGGCGTCGGGCCGGTGCCGGCGCGATTGCCTTGCGCGGAGAACGGAAGTCGCAGGCCGGTGACGACGGCGCGATCGGGATCAGCGACCGGGCGCGCGTTGACATCGCCGGTCGATGCCATCGGCAGATAGTCAAAGGTGTCGCCGAACACGCGGTCGACAGTCGCCGCCGCAACTTTCATTGCGGCGGCGAAGGGTGCGGGCATGGTGGTGAGCGACCTTAGCGAACGCCGGCGGCGATTTCGTTGATCTTGGCGACCAAAGTCGCGATCGCCGCGTCGATCGACGCTTTCGTGTTGTCGGCGACGACGGTCGTGCCGAGCGCGGCGACCGTGATGCCGGCGGACGGGATGATGACGGCCGTACAGGTCGTGTCGGCCGAGGCCGCGGCGGCCGTTGCGATGGCAACGCGGCGCAGAGAGCCCGCCACATTGGTCAGCTTGCCGGTGGCCGGGTTGAAATAGAGCGGATCGCCTTCGGCGTATTCCTGCGAAGTGGTCTTGTCGAAAGTGAACACGCCCTTGCGAACCAGGTTGAACTTTTCGGCTTCGGCGGCAGAAAACACGGCGACGCCGAACAGGCCGCCGATCAGATAAGCGCCGCCACTGACGACGCCGCCGGACGGCGCGGTCAGTTCGACCGTTTCGCCGGGCTGCAGAAAGTTTTTCATCTTGGATTGCTCCAATGGAAGGAAAGAACCGTTGAGACGACTGCGCCGCGCCATTGAAGGCGCGGCGTCGCAAGCATTGCGCCGCTAAGGCGGCTCTCTGCGGCTTAGTTGCCGATGTTCTTGTAGAACGCCTTGAAGTCGATCGCCTTGGCGCCGAAGTCGAGACGGCCCTTGATCTCGACACCATCGACCTCGAAGCCGATGCGCTCCTCGGTGAAGAGACCTTCCTCGCCTTCGAGGTAGGCATATTCGATGGTGTCCCACTGCGCCGGATCGCCGATCAGAAGCCACGGCGAGATATTGCCGGCGCCGGCCTTGTAGAGACGATCCTCGACGATCAGGTCCATGCTGTTGGCATAGACGTTCACATCGCCGGTCTTGGTCGAACCGACAGCCGTGAGCAGCTTCTTTGCCGCCGTCTTGTGCTTGCGCGACACGGCGAGGAACTTGGGCTGCAGGTTCATCGGCTTGCCGGCCGCGTCGACCTGCGCGCCCATCGCGATTTCCGCGGCATCGAGCGTCGTCTCGGACGGATCGGCGCCGGCAGCCGACAGGTTGCCGTGCGCCGCGGCGAACAACGCAACGTTATCGCCCATCGTTGGGTTGGACGTGATGATGCCCCACACCGTGTCCGATTCGAACTCGGCCGCGGCGCGGCCGAACAAGACCGGCAGACGGTCGAAGGCGCCGAGATCGTCATTGATCAGGGTTTGCCGGGTGATGGGGATCACGCGGCCATAGGTCGCGATCGAATATTTCTCGACCGATTCCGCCAGCGCCGCGCGCTGGTATTCGCCGCCTTCGCGCACCTTGCGGAACTCGGGCATGCCGGAAAGCTGCACGATCGCGCGTTCCTTGAAGTCCGGCGCGTTGTTCTGCCGGCAGAACGGCCGCCAGGTCTGAACCGCCGTCTTGTAGCTGTCGCGCAGGCGCTTGGAAGCGACATTCGCCAGGATGTTCGGGAAGTCGGACGTCGACATCATGCCGCCCGCCCGCTTCATGCCCAGCAGCACCGCCGCGACCTCGCGCTTATCGAGACCGCGCAGACGCACGCCCTGATGATCCTCGACGAAGGCGCGGCCGATCTCAATCAGCGACATGCCGCGGAACTGGCGCGCCGCCTCGACGCGGGTCCGGTCGGCCTCGGTGGCGCGACCGATGGCCTGCGGATTGGCGCGCAGGATGATCGCATCGGACACAGCCGCGCGAACCGTGTCGCCCTCATCGGTGATGACGGTCACGCGCGAGTTGATGGCCGTCTTTTCCTGCGCCTTGGCGACGTGATCGAGGACAAGCTTACGCACCTCCTCGATTGACGTGCCGGCGGCGATATGATCAGACGCGAAATTGTCCGGCAGCGCCGACAGGTGACGTTGCGACAACCGGTTGATCTCGCCGGCGCGGGCACGCTCGACAGCGACAGCGCCTTCGCCTTGCGGCGCCTGGCGCGGTTCGGGCGTCGAACGCTTTTCCTCGGCCGCGATGGCATCGGCAACCGTGCGCACGTCGGCCAGCAACGCCGCATGCTCGGTCTCGATCGTGCGGACCTGATCCTCGCTCATGCCATCCTTGATCTCGGCGCGCTTGTCGGCGGCACGCTTGATCAGTTCGCCATGCTGCGCGCGCAGGTTTTCGACGCCGGTCGCGAGCACCAGCTGCGCGGCCATGATGCCGATATCGCCGTAATACGCCGAAGCCGATTTGAACGCCGAAGCGACAGGCGCGGCGTGCGCCTCGATCGGCGAACCGATCAGAACGATGGCGGCGGCGAGCAGGCACAGGCCGGCGACGGCCGCCAGATTGCGGTAAGTCATCTTTCGATGCTCCATTGATGAAAGCCGAGCGAAAGCAGCTACGGCCTGCGGCTCGGCGAGCGCAGGCGGCCGTAAATGAAAGATCAGTTCAGTTCGGCGAGCCGCATGCGGCACCGTGCCGCCGCCGCCGGCGAAATGCCGATGCGAACGAAGGCACAAGGGAAAGTCGCGAGATCATCCTGCGAACGCACCTGCGCGCCCTTGTCGGCGGGAACGGTTACGAATGAAATTTCGTGCGGCGTCCATCGCGTAACGATGCGCTTTTCGATCGCGCCGGCCTTTTCGGCTTGTTCGATGCGGACCTCGTCGATCGTGTAGCCGACCGAAATGTTGCGGATGATGCCTTCCGACACCAACGCGAACATGCGATCGGCAGCATCATCGACGCCCTTTGACGGGAAGCGGATGCGGGCATAACCCTTGCCACCCTCGATCCAAGCCTTTTCGACGACGCCGACTTGCGAATATGTCGAATAGATCGAATGGCTGTCGAGCGCCGGCCCACCGGCATTGAGGCGATCGAGATTGACGGCCTCGCGCGACACGGTGAGGATTTCGTCGAAAGGAACGCTGCTATCCCATCCGACCCACCGGCGACGGCGCACGGCCGCGCCGGTCGTGAAAACGACATCGACCGTGCGCGCTTCGGCATTGACGGACTCGACCGGGGCCGCGCGCGTTTGCAGCGGCAGGGCAAGCGGATCAGTCGGCGTTTGCGGTTTTGCCATTGCTTTCCTCGTTTGCGTCCGCGGCGTCGCTCTTGGGCGCGCCCTTGATGCCAGGCGCCGCGCGGCGCGGATCGGTATCGAGAACGATCTTGCGCTTGTCGATCGTCTCAAACCATTTTTGGATTTCGTCGAGTTGAGCCTCGGGATCGAAGCCCCACGCGGCGACGAACTGCGGCCAGGTCAGACGGCCGGCGCGGACGGCAAGAATATCCGCCTGCAGTTCCTTGAGCGGATCGATCGGCTCCCATGCCGGCATGATCCACTCGACGGGCCAGACCAGTCGCCGCGCGTCGAGCAATCCGACATCCTGCGCGCGCAGCATGACGGCATTCCAGATCGGCTTGAGCAGCATCGGCACCAGCATCAGCCACTGATCCTGTTCGATCAGCCGCTTATAGATGCGATCACCGGCCTTGAGAGACGAAAAGTTAGCCTGCGACAGATCGCCAGACAAAAGGTCATAAGTGAAGCCGGCGCCGGCGGCGATCGTCATCCAGTTTTGCCGCAGCACGCTTTCGAACTGCAGCGACGACGATGGCTGAATGGCATTCGCTTCCTCGCCGGGCTGGCCATACATGATCAGGCCCGGCGACAGCGTTTCGATGCGCCGCGTCTTGCCGTCCGCGGTCTTTTCATTCGCGACCGCCTGGCCGATCGTGCGCGAAGCGTCCGTCGTCTTGACGAACATCGACAGGCAAGCCTCGATGCGCGCCTTGACGACAATCGCCTCCTCTAGATCGGCAAGATCACGGCCCTTGAGCATGACCGGTGCAATGTCCGGCACGCCGCGGCCCTGACCGATGCGATCCTTGCGATAAAGGTGCAGAATATCGGATGCGGGCACAAGATGCGACGTGCCGCGCACCATCATGCCGCGGTTGCCGGGATGTTCTGGCAACAGCCAATAGCCAGTGCGTTTGCCGCGTAGATCGTATTGGATGCCCTGATCAATGATCGCCGATCGGTTCGCGGAGTCGCGCGAACTGTCGAGGTGATCGGGTTCGATCAACTGCAATTCGAGACCGAGACGATTGCGCCGCGATGGCGCAGAAGTGACAAATCTCGCCAGAGTCTCGCCAGACTCGACCTTGCACTCGATAGCCAGCTTGATCAGGCCGGGCAGATCGAGTTGGCCTTCGAAATCGCAGGCATCGCAAAACGCCTGCCAGACATCGAGCGCCTTCTTGTTCGCCTTGGTCGGCGTGATGCCGGTGCCGACCATATGCGCACCATAGACGCGCTTGATGCGCGCGCCCCACCAAGTATTGCGCATGGTGTCGCGCGAACGGGCGCGCAGCCGATTGAGCGCGCCCTTGATCTCGCCATTGGCAGAATTGTTCGACGCGCGCCAACCGGCCGTGCGGCGCCCGACCATGGCGGCGTCATAAGCGCGAACTTGATCGAGAACCGTGCGGGCATAGGCCCGGCGCAGGCCGGCAGAAGGCGAAAAAACCTCAATGGCGCGATCGAGAATATTCATGAATCAATCGCGGCTGTGTTGAATGAAACTGATGCGCGCCGGCGCACTGGCGGGCGCCACCTCGGCGAGCATGTCGGCGAGGACCGAACGCATTTCGGCCAGCGAGCGATATTTGATCCGCCGGCGTTCGGTGCCGGTGCCGAACTCGATCTCGAGCGCACCGGTCGCGATCGCTTCCTTGAGCGCGTCGATGTGCGATTGCGTATAGGCCACGGCGGAAACCTCGCTAGGAATGAATGGCGCGCGGCGCCGAGCTACCAACAGAGCGACGCGCGCCTGGCCGATGTCGCCCATCGGCAGAACGCACCGGGCCGTGCGGCCTCGGGTATGGTCCGGCGCCGGTACGAAAGCGGCGCATCACGAAACCCGGTGCGGGAGTGCCGGCGCCTTGCGCCAGCCTTGTCGCGCGGCGGTCGACATTGCCGCGCGGAAACGATTAGGCCGGCTGGCCGGCGGGAACGCACTTGCCGGTGACGCGGATGATCTCAGCGTCCCAGCCGAGGCGGGCCGCGCCCCTGATCCAATCAGGTGCCCTATTGCGGTGCTGACCGATCGAGGATTCACATCCAGCGAGCGTATTAGTTGCCGCCTCCTCGATCTCAATAACGCCATGCGGCATGCCGTTGAGAATGACGACCGCAGTCCAGACAGCCTTGAACAGCATGCGCGCTCCTATCGGTTGAGCCAGCCGCCGGTATCGCGGCCGAGCCAGTCCGAACCGCTCTGCCCGCCGCTCACCTCAGCGGCCGGTGACGGTTTCGTTGCCGTCACCGGCCCCTGCGCAGCTTCGCTCGGGGGTGCATCGGTGGATTGCTTGTCCTGTTCGCGCTGCCACTGCGGCGTAAACAGATCGGGCGTCGAAAGATCATCCGGCAGACCGCGATGCCGTGCCAGCGCAGCCCATTGCGCCGGTGTCATGGTCGACAGACCGAGATATTCGGCCAGCGCCATATTGCCGACGCGGCAGTCGAGCCAGTGGTTATTGCCGGTGTCGACCCATTTGCGATTGGTGACGCGGCCCTTGACCTTTACGTCCTCAAGCCGTTCATCGGTCAATTGCTTGAAATAGTTTTCGCTAACCCAATCGCCGAAATGGCAATAGCCGTCAGGGTCCGATTTCTCGCCAGACCGTATGCCAAGCTTGTGCAGGTCCGAATAGAACCCGGCCTTAAGCGGCCAAGTGCCAAGCGGCCACAGCTTGCAGCCTTGTTTGACCTTGTTGCCGGCGAGATCGATATCGACCAGCGTCGGCAAACCGATCGCCGGTTTCGACCAGCCATCGTCACCCTTGGTCGCGAGGATCAGATCGAGGCCAGTGTCGGGGTGCAGGCGTTGATGCTTGCGGACCCATGAATAAACGTAGTGCGACCGATAACCGGAGTCGATGCCGAGCGCATCGAGACGGCGCATGCGGCCGAAGGCATCGGGATATTCCGCTTCAAGCACCCGGCGTCGCAGACCGTTATAAGCCGGTCCATTGAGATCGGACGTATCGCCGTCGATATAGTCGGCATCGACCGTCCAAGTCTCGCGGTTCGGCGCGACCGCGATAACCTCGTACCAGATGCCGCGCATCTGCACGTCGGCGAAGGCGACCAACATCAAGCCGCGCGGCGGTACATGACCGCGCTTGAGCGGCTCGCGCCGTTCCATCAATCGCTTGTAGTCCGGCGCATCGCCGCGATACTTGAACGGCAGGCCGAGAACAACGTTCGAAAAGTCTTTCTTGTCGCTTTCGGACTTGGCTTTCAGAAAGTCGTCGGCGATATCGCCGTAACTCATCATCAGCGAAATGAAAGCGTCGATATGAAAGCCCGGCTGACGGCCGGCGCGCAACTCATCGCCGAGGATCGAATGCCACTCGCCGCCGCGCACTGCGACGACGCGCTCGGCCTCGCTGATGTGATGGCCGCAATGCTCGCACTCATAAGCCGACTTGTGCGGGTGCTTGGCGTCGATCTTGAACCGATCGAAATTGTGATATTGCCGCGGCACCAGCAGTTCGCCGGTCTCGCAATTGAAGGTGTTGGCCTTGGCGACGCATTCCGGGCAGGCGATGTGCCAATACCGCTGATCGGACGCCTTGAACAGGCGATCGATGCGGCAATGACCATCGCCGCTGCCATCTTCGGCGCCGGTGTCGACCTCGGGCGTCGAGATCGAAAATATCTTGTAGAGTTTCAGCCGGCGAAAGGCGGTGAAGCGGCCGAAAAACAGGTTCTCAGGATCGGCATCGTTCGGCAGTTTCTGCCATTTCGACACCTCATCCTTGACGCCGAAACGCGGCGTGACCATCGACAGGTCCATGACCGCATTTGCGTTCGCCAGCGAGAGGAAGCCGCCGGGATATTTTTTTTCGTAGGTCGTCGAGCCGGCGCCGGAACGCGATGTCGACGGCAGAATGACCTCGCGGCCGATGTGTTTGTGCCAGGCGTCGATCAGCGGCTGCAGTTTCTGCGAATTGAGCGTGCGCAGCGCGTCGAGGCCCGGAATGCCGTACAGCGTCGAGGCGCGGACCTTGTCGGCGGTGTAGAGGCACCACGCCAGCGCCAGGATCGAGGCGCCCGTCTGTTGCGACTTGCGGACCGAAACCTCGGTGCAGGGGTGCTCTATCGATAGACACTGCGCGATTTCGACCAAATACGGCGCGCCGGCGGGCGACCATAGTTCGCCGGCATTCGCGCCGTCGATCAGCTTAATGTTGCGCGAAATCCAGTCGGCGAATGACACCTTTTCCGGCGGCTCGACTCGATCGGCCAGACCGTTGCCGACCAGGGCGAAGGCGTCGGGATGATCGTTCACGTTGGCACCGGTTCGGCGGGGGCGACCTCCTGTTCGGCAGGCGCGGTGCCTGTGACCGCTCTAAGGGCATTGGCGATTTCGGCGCGCAGGCGGTGCGCCTCGCCGCCGAGCGCCTGGCGCAAGCCGTGGCTGCCGTCGCGGGCCACAGCTGCGGCCAGATCGTCGGCGACGTTCGGCAGGCGATCGAGAATTTCGGCGATCTTGTCGCCGCAGGTCGCGACCGCATCGGCGACTGCGGCGACGCGCACAAGTTTGCCGGTCAACTCATCGAGACTGAGGCGCGCGCGCTCGGCCTCGATCCACGCTTGCCGCCGCATCGCCTCATCGCGCGAGTCTGCGGCTGGCATTGGAGCCGCGGCCTTCGGCTTCGGCGCTTTGGCCTTTGCCGCATCGCCGAAGCGTTGCCGCAAGGAATCGTATTGAACAACGTTTAGTCGCGTGATCCGGCCGCGCGAGTCCGTCTCGACGTAGAGGCCGCTTTCAGCCATCAAGCGACGCGCGCGAGACGAAACCGCCTGCTTACTGATCTGATCGCGCTCGGCGATCTGTTGAACAGTCCACAGCACTGCATCGGGCGGCGCTTCGGCGGCGGCAAGCAGATCGGGTTCGGTCATGCCACCGCTGCGCCTGTCAATGCGGAGTTGACAAGTCTGTCAACGCTGTCAACGAAAGTTTTTGAACTGGTCAACTGGAAAGATTTGGGGGCGCTTTATGGCCGCAGGGGGCGGGGGCGTGGGAAGGACCCGCGACCTTGATCGCAGGCGCTTCCGCTGCGATCGCCGAGGCGCGCGGTCAGATCAGCCGCGAGAACTCATGTTGCAGCCGGACCGGCAGCATCGTGCGCACCGTCGTCAGGAACGCCCGAGCCGTCGCGCCGCTCACCATTTCCTTGGGAATGAACAGCCCCGACTTAAGCTTGAAGATCGGCAGCCGTCGACCGGCCGCCATGAATACCTGCCCGCCCATGTTCAAGGTGACGCGCTTCGGAAAGCGCCCGCCCTTGATCCATGAGTGCGGATAAAGCCGCCGCTTTCCCCACGGTGCTGCGCTGACGCCCTTGGCGGTCTCGCGTGCGCCGAAGTAGCCGAGCCCGACATCGCCGCCGGCCGACTGCAACCGATAGACCAGACCGCCGGCACCGGCGCGCCGGCGCTTGACCGCCTTGCGGATGGTCTTGCGCTTGAGGCCGGTTTGCGCCGTCAGCATGCGCACGACTTGCGTGTCGGCCATGTCGCCGGTGCGGTTGACCGCCAGGCGGATCGCCATCGGCGCCTTGACGCCGGCGCGGCGCATCGCGCTTTCGAGCGACACGAAATCCGAAACATCGACATGCAGCGAAGCGACCGCCATCACCGCCCCCGGCGCATCGCGGCGAGCCGTTGACCGATCGCGCGCTTGACCTCGCCGGCCTTGGCGTCCTCGACAAAGGTGCGCCCGGCATGCGCGACATCCTTGGCAGCGTCGCGAACGCGACCGGCCGTCAGATTCTTGATCGCGCGATTGAGATCGGCGGCGCGCTCGGTGCAGCGGCAACCCATGATCTCGATCCTTGAAAGAACACCACACCGAACGCGCTCGCGTCGGCTTTGCTACTACTGTGTGCGAAAGGTCTGGCGACCGGCTCGCGCGATGTGGTGAACAGATCAGGCCGCGATCTTGCGGCCCATTTCGCTGCACAGCGGCGCGATCACATCGTCGATCTGCGCCGCGGCTTCGGCGGGGTGCAGTACGCCGATGATTTCCTTGATCGGCGCCCACAAGATACCGCCGCCTGCGATCTCGATCTGCACATGATCGCCGGCATTGCCGCCCTCGCCGCGCGGCAGAACTTTCGCCCGCACCAGCGCAACGTCGTGCGGCTTCATGGCGGCGAATTGTTCTGGCGTCATCTGCGACCTGTTTGATTGTTGCCGGTTGCGGTGCCGGCTCACCTATGACCGATATTTACGGCGTCGGTTGCAATAGCGCGGGGCCGTTCTAAGGCCGTTTATGGATTGAATTACCGGATCGCGTAAGCGTATGCGACGACCAGCAACGCAAGGAACAGCGGGTCGCGACAGATGGCAGCGGCAATCCGCATAGCAACCTCCTATGAAAGCCGCGAGGCCCGCACCGCGTCGGCGGCCGGGCCTCGTTTCACCCCTTTTGGGACGGTTCGGGTGTATGTCAAACGACAGGCAGGGTGCAAGGGGGTGTGACAGCCCGCAGCACCAAACCACTCAGAAACGCCCGCCGGACAAGGCGATTTCACCTTCCGCCGCCTTACGGCCCTTGCGCCCAGCCCGCGCCGCTGTGCGGCTTTCCCGCGCCTGGCGCTCGATCTCCGATTCATGCGGGCGCGGCGTGCGCCCGCGCGCCGGCTTGAGCGGCAGCCGTACCATCGTCGGCGCATCCGCCGCGACATGCACCACGGCCGGCGCTTCGCCGCTCGACCACGGCGCCGCCGATGCCTTCGGCCCTGTCACGACATGATCGGCAAGCTTGCCGGCCAGCTTCGTCACCAGCAACGCCAGCGCGCGATGCCAGATCGTGTATTCGACGCGCGCCTCGATCAGTTCGCCGACCGATGGCTCGCAGTATTGAATGAATGCACGCGGCCGATCAGCAAAACGATAGCTGTTGTCCTTTGCAGGCCGCAATCGCATCACGCCGCCGGCGTCATCGTCGCCGAACACGATCGCATTGTTATTCGAATGCCGCAGCACGCGCACGCGCGGCAAACCGATATCCCAGGCCGGCCGCGCGCGGTTGCCGGCGCAGCCGATGATCAGCATCACGGGATTGAATGATGCGCGCGCCACGGCCGACACCGCCGCGCGATCGAGCCGCGCATAGTGCCCGACCAGCGCCTCGCATTCATCGGCCGACAGCGACATGCCGGACGGCAGATCGCCGACTGCGCGCGCGATCGTCACCGCGTCGGGGTGCGGCTCGCCGTCGATGAAGCCGAGGCCGCCGCCGCCGCCGTGACTGACATCGACGCGCGCGCCGAGCCGCGAATAGCTGATAACGGTATCCCAAACCGACGCCTCGACCGGACGGCCTTTCGGCATTTCATCGCGCATCGTCCATTGCAGCGCCGTTTCGATATCGATCGTTCTCTTGTCGGTTCGCATCTGGTAGCCCTCTGTTTTTCCGAAATGACGCAATGACGGATCAATGACGCATTGATTTTCGATGTGTCATTGAATTTTGTTTTGTCAGATCAAGACGTTCCTTGTTTTCATGACGCAATGACGGATCAACTGACATCTATACATAAGAGATTTTTTCAGACGCCCCCTACCCCGCTTGCTTATAGACGCGCGCGCGAAAGAAGCGTCATTGCGTCATGGATCGCGTCAACCTGTTGCGCCGCCTTCCCTTTCACCCATGACGCATGAAAATCGGATGCGTCATTGATGCGTCATTGCGTCATGAATTGCGCCGCTCAATCCGGTATCTCCTCGGTGCTGTCGGCCGGATGCGGCGCTTGCTCGCGGCGATTGCCGTGCGGCTTGGCGGCCGGCACGTCATGCAGTTGCACCCACAGATAGCGGCGCAGCGTTGACTTGCGATCCCTAACAAAGCCTTTCGTCGTCAGGGCCTGACCGAACGCGCGCTGCTTCCATGCGCGGTGTCCGTTGGCGCCGCACCAGCGTTCGAAGGCTTCGAACATGTCCTGCGCCGGCACGCCGGGCGGATCGGCCGCCTTGTCATCCGGCGGCAGCATCGTGACGCATGCGCGCAGGAATTGGCCGACGACATCCTGTTCCTCGCGATACTCCTCGGTCTCGTCGAGAATTTCCTGCGGCGGCACCAGCCCGTCATTGAGATATTTAAGCGCGCCGTCGACCAGCCAGGCGAGAATGCCATCGCGTTCGGCCCACAGTTCGGCCATCACATCGTCCATGTCGCGCCGCTCATCATCGGCGATCGTCACCGGCCAGATCATGAAACGGATGCGCCGCCAGATGCCGTGATCGACGCCGCCGATCTCGGGCTTGGTGTTGCCCGACAGCGCGAATTTAAAACTCGGATAGAACGAAAAGAAATTGCCGAAGTTGTGCCGCGTCAGCCACGGCTCGCCGCTGGTCAGCGACTTGATCAGCCCTTCATTGAGGCCGAGGCCGCGCTGCGCTTCGGTGACACGCACCAGGCGCACACCGGGCAGCCGCGCGAAATCGGGATTGGCCTGCGCGCCCGTCGTCTGTCCGACCTCGGCGAGTGATTCGAATTTCAGCACCTCGGCATAGTCGCCCATGATGCGCGACACGATTTCGATAAAGGTCGATTTCCAGTTAGAGCCGCCGCCATAGGAGAACAGCAGGCATTGCTCGCCGTTGAGTCCGGTCAGCGCATAGCCGGCATATTTCTGCAGGAACTCGCGTTTCGCCGCGTTCGGCTGAAACCGCGCGATCGATTGAAGAAAGATCGGGCAGCGCGCATCGGGCTTGTAGTCGACCGGCGACAGTTTCGTGATCAGGTCGCCGGCATCGTGCGCGTCGAGCCGCGCGGCCCAAAACGGCTTCCTGCGGTCGACCGCGGGATCGGGACAATCGAGATCGGGCACGTCGTAGCATTCGAAGCGCAGCGTGCCGTTGGCGCAGTTGAAGGCGTAAGGGTCCTTGTCCATGTCGGCGGTCGCGGCCGTGCGGTGCGGCAGCATCGCTTTCAGCATTTCGCGCAGCTTCGAACCGTTGCCCGACGACACGGCAAACTTGCGCCGGTTGATCTGGCGCTTTTGCAGCGCCGCCTCGGCTTCCTTGCCGGCATCGATCAGGTTGTCGAGCGTCCAGAGCCGCTTCTTGTCGGCATCAGTGCGGTCCGCAGCGGGCTTACGATCGATGCGCTCTTTCTCGGCGGCGGCGTCGATCGCGCGCTCGATGGCGCGCGCTTCGGCCGGCGTCGCCGTCAGGAAATCGGCCTCAAGCTGAATACGCGGCGCCGCGCGCTGCGCGCACAGCATGGCGCGCTCATTGCCGCCCTCGCGCTGCCAGCGTTGCCCGTCATAGTAGTGCCAGCCGGGTTCGCGATCGCTCGACAGTTCGCGCACGTTCAGCAGTTCGCCGCCGAAATAGCGCAACAGGCGCTGTCCATTGCCGGTGTCATTCTGCGGCTCGGCGGCATTGGCCGCGATGGTCTCGGCAGCGATCGTGCTGCGCTCGACCGGATCGAAATCGGCCGGCGGCGCATCGTCGTCGTAAAATCCGCCCTCATCCTCGCCTTGCCAATCTTCGGGGGCCGCCCCCATGCCGGGGGACGGGGGCGGCGAATGATCATCAAGAGAATCGACGGTGCCGGATGCAAGGGCGGCGATCTCCTCGATCGCAGTGTCGGGCTTGTTGTCGGCAGTCACTTGGTCGCGTCCTTACCCTGCAGCATGTCGTTAAAGTCGAGGCCGGGCCGCGGCCAGATCACCCGCACCCTTCGCGCGCATGACGCATCGGCCGAAAAATTTTCGGCGCCGCCCGCGGCGGGGGACGGGGGCGGCGAAGAAAGTGAAGCGGAGGAAGCAAAGGAAGGATGTTCGGCCGCGCCTGTCGGCGCGACTTTGCTGCGCATGATGGCGCGCTGGTGCCGCTTCGCGGCGCGCGCCATCGCGCAGCGCGTCGAGAACGGATCGCTATCGCCGTCACCGAGCAACACCAATTCATCGACCGTCGCCGGCACCGGCATGATGTCGGACTCGAGATCAGCCTCGACGCCCGGCACCATCAGCGTGCGGCGCGCCTTGATCTCGCCGGTCACCTTGTCGACGACATCGATTTTCTGTGTCGGATGCGGCAGCCGATCGAGCGCGCGGCCGGCGAGATTGCCCAGATCCACAGCGGAGCGGAATAAATCCAGCGCGCGCAATTTCCCACTGCGCCGCAGCGCCGTATAGACGGCCAGCACCGATTCGATGCCCTCGCCGGCGAACATGCGGACCGTCGCTGCGCCTGGCGCATCGGGCGCGCCGCCGCCATCGCCGAGATCGATAAAGCCGCCGGCCTTGTGGCCGCGCACCTTTTTGCTCGGCACCGCCTCGCCGGTCTCGGGATCGACGATCGCCAGCTTCCCCTTGTTGCCGGCCGACAAAACGCCGCCGCCCATGACGCGGCCGACGTTCGGGTCAAGCCATGTAATATGCAGACCGGAAAAGCGCGGCACGCCATCGGGACCGGGCGCCATGATCGCGGCCAGCATCGCCGGGCCGTGGTGAATCAGCCGCGGCTCATCCTCGCGGCCATCGGCGAAATAGGGCATGTCGGGATGAAAGCGCAGCCGCGCCCGCTGCGGCACGTCGAGACCACGGCCGCGCAGATAGGTCTCGACCGGCGTACCAGGCCACGGCCGCGCATTACACCAGAACACGCTATAGAGCCGCTTGCGCTCGCGTTCGCGATAACGCGCGGTCGATTCCTCTTGCCGCCGGCGCTTCGCCTCGGCCGCCGCGCGCCGCCGTTCGGCCTCGGCTGGATCGATCGGCTGCGCGCCGCCGAGCAGGTCGACGATGCGGGCAAAGTCGCGCGCGGGATCGAGCCGGTTGATCTTGGCGACCAGTGCGATCACGTCGCCGCCGTCCTGACAACTGCCGCACACCCACCGCTCGGCATTGCATTCGAACCGGCCGGCGGTGCGCGATTCCGTCTTGGCCGAGCAGATCGGGCAAGGCCCGCGATGCGTCCATTTCCCGCGCGCCGCACGCAAGCGCACCAGGGCGCCGGCGACATCGGGCACCGGATGGCGCGCCTTGAGATCGTCGATCTGTTCTGGCGTGAGGCGCGTCATGCGAACAGCACCCCTTGCCGCGTCTCGGCATCGAGCGCAGATGCGCCCGCCGGATTGATCCAAAGAACCTCGGTCCGCTCGCGCGCGCCATCGGCCAGCGCCGAGGTGGTGACGCGCCGCCAATCGCCGAGCGCGTCGTCATAGAGCGCGGACGGATAACCGGACAAAACGACGTAACCGGTCAGCCGGCGCAGCGCATCGAGCAACGCCCGATGATCGTCATCGGTCATTTCATGGGCATAGGCGTGATAGAGGGTCCCGCCCTTGCGCGACCGATCGGAGCGCGTCGCCGGCACATAGGGCGGATCGACATAATGCAACGTCTCGGCCGAGTCGGCCGCGGTCATGACATCGGGTGCCGGTCGATTTTCGATCACGACGCCCTTAAGGCGCTCGATGATCGCGACCAGACACTCGGGATAACCGCCCCACTCGGCAGCGGTATTGTGCGCGCCGGATGCGTTGGCGTTGGCTCGGAAGCCGGTCGGCCGGCAGAACACCGCGCCGCTACCGTGCCCCATAAATGACCGGGCGATCATCCGCCTGGCGCGCTCTACCGGATCGGTCGAGGGCGCATAGCACGCCTTGAACTCATCCCGGCCGAACGGCGTTAGACGTAATGCGGTCAGCAATGCGTCAGCTGCGGCCGGCGAGCGCAGGACGCGGAACAGGTTGATCAGATCGGCATCGAGATCGTTATAAACCTCGGCATAACACCGAGGCTTTTGCAGTAGCACCGAGGCCGCGCCGCCGAACGGCTCGACATAGATGCGATGGCGCGGGAAATGCGAAATGATCCATGGCGCCAGCTTCCACTTGCCGCCATGCCAGCGCAGAACGGGGCGCGTCGGTGCCGTCATGCCGCGATCGCCTCCACATCACCCCACTGATCAGCCATCGCCTCGGCGATGCCGGTAAAGAACCGGCTGCGCTCTTTCCAGCGATTAGGGCCAGGCGGCATGCGATGCACGCGCGGCGTCCGGCCGGCGACGATGTTGGTCGGTTTGAGCGGCGGCAGGTTCTTGAGCCAGAAGCAGGTGCGCTTGACCTCGCCATGACCGAACTGCCACGGCTGCACCGATTGCGCCGGCTCGGCATAGTTGCGAATGAGTGCCTTGGCGTGCCGGTGCATCACCGGGTTTTCGACGCATATGCGCTCGATCGGTGCATTCCAGAATGCCGAAAACAGGTCAGCGGCCTCGCGCAGATCATGCCGCATTTGTTCGATCGTCTTGCCGGCAGGCGGCGCCGACAGCCAGCGCACGCCGGAATTACAAAGCCGCGTGCAAGGCGGATGCGCGACCATCAGCAAATCCCATCCGTCACCGAGATAGTCCCGCGCGTCGCCGATGATGTGCTTGTTGCTGCGATCCTCGGACGGCAACAGATCACACGACCACGCATCATGCCCGCGCATCGCGAAGGCGCGCCGCACCACACCCGAAAATTCGCAGGCGACAAGGACGCGCATCACTTGACCTCGCCACCGAACAGCGGCCCGGCGTCGACCGGCTTGTCCTTCAGCTTTTCCTTGATGGTGGCGCGGGCGCGCTCCTCGGGGCCGGCGAGGCACAGCGCCATGCGCCGCGCGATGTCGGCCTGATATTCGGCTTCGCGCTCGATCAGCACCGCGCGCCGGCCTTCGCGCCAGGCGGCTTCGCCGGTGGTGCCGGTGCCAGCGAACAGATCGAGGACCGTCTGCCCCGGCCGCGTGACCAGCCGGACAAGGTATCGCATCAGATCGACCGGCTTGACGGTCGGATGCTTGGAACCGAGGCGATCGTCGTCGTCTGCCTTGGCACTATAGAAGAAACGCGCGGCCGAGCCGACGGCATCGCTGTGACCAAGACGGTCGGCATCGTCGCCTACAAATTCGCCATAGACACCTGTCGTTTTTGGAGCGTTTCTTTTGCCCTCCCGAGCAGGCGCCGTGTCAGGGAACGTCGACACGGCCGCGGCCGAGCCATCATGCAGCACGTTGGCCGGAAAGCGTCCGTCAATCCGGCAGCCATCGATATTGAGCGCGCCGGTGCCCCACTTGCGGCAATTCTCGGCGATGGTCAGGCCCGCCTCGATCGGCTTGCGCGCCAGCACGATCGGTTCAAATGCCGGTTTCAGCGCCGTGCCGTAGCCGGCCCATTGCTGCGCCTCGAGCGACAGTTCGCGCACCGCCTTATCACGCACGGTGAAGCGATGATCGCCGAAGCCGCCGGGCATGCCGTCATGCTCGCCGACGACCGGCGCCGCCTTCCAATCGTCGGACGGTTCGCCCTTGCGCGCATTGAGCCGCGCGACCTCGGCATCGAGATCGGGCGCCAGATCGAGGAGATCGCGCAGCTGCCGCCATTGCGCCATTGTCGGCAGCGCCGGTTGGCTGTCGGTATCGCGCGCGGCCCAATGATCGACCAGGCGCGGATGGCAGTTGCCGAACTTCGGCGCCAGGTCGCGGGATCTCAAATTCTTGGCGTCCATCGCCGCGCGGATGGCACGGCAGATCGCGCGCACCGCCGGTTCATCCTCATCGCGCGCCTTGTCGATCGCCTTGGCGATATCGTGCGATTTCGGAAAGCCGGACCCGAATACCCAGGCCAGAAGCCCGCCGGCATCCGCCTCATCGAGCAGCCGGAAAAACGCGGCGCGCTGCGCATCATTGAGCGAACCGACAAAGCGCGACAGCATCGGATCGAGATCGATCAGGTCGAGCAGGCAATCGCGCGTTTCGAAACCGGCGGCCTCGATCGCGACCTGCAGATGCCCGACATTCTTCGGCGCCGCGAACGCGACCAGGTGCGCGCCGGGTTTGAGAACGCGCAGCACCTTGGCCCATGTTTCCGGCCGGAAGGCGACATCGCCGCCATCCCATTCCTTGCCCATGAACCCGCGCGACGACCGGGCAAAGGCGCCGGTCGCGTTCGGCCGCTCGCCGCTGTAATCCTTGGCGCCGGCAGCGCCTTTCTTGCCGAACCTTTTGACGATCGACGCCAGATGATAGGGCGGATCGGTCACGCAGCCATCGCTCGTGTTGTCCGGCAGGCGATCGAGAACATCGAGGCAATCGCCGCCGTGCAGCACCACCTTGCCGCCGAAGAATTCGCGCATCATGGCGCCACCTCGCCGAGCAGGTCGCCGCGATGGTCCGCAAGCGTGCTGCGCATGCCCATCACCGCGCCGATGCCGCCGTCGAAACGGAAGGCCAGGACGTGACCGGGATCGTGCTTGTCGAAGTCAGTGCCGGCCGCGGCGCTGGCGATCTCGACCCGCGGCAGCGACGCAATCAAGCCGAGATAATGCGTATCGAACGGAGCGCCGGCGATCGAGATCGAGGCGGGCGGGCGCGTAAAGCCCAGCCCCTCGCAACCGTCGCACTCGACATCGGCGCGGCCATCGCGGACCTTGCCGGCGCCGCCGCAGTCGAGGCAGGTCCGCGGTTCAAGCCGCGGCAGGCGCGGGCGCAAGGCGTCGGTGAACGGGACGAACCGTGCCTGATGATGCGCGACATCGAGCGGCCGATCGACCTGCATCGTCTGGCGCACTTTTTTGGGAAGCCGCGGAAAGCCGGCCCGCAACGGCACGCGCACCATGATATGCCCGTTCGTCGCATAAGTGTGCCGGTGCCATTGAAACGGCCGGTCGAGATAAGCGCGGATGCCGTGACCGCCGCAGAACTGTTCGATCTCGACACTCATTCCGCCTGATCCTCATCACCCGATGGCATGACCTCGGCCGTCACAGCGCCGTCGCGCGACGCCCGATCGGCCTCGGCCATCTTTTTGATTTCCGCCTTGATCGCGTCGCTGCGCTCGTATCGCTCGACCAGCCGGGCCAGCGCGACGAAGCGCGCCTCGGTCTGGCGCAGCGCCACGATGCGCCGGCGATAGAAATCAGCGCTATCCGGCGCCGGCGCCGGCGACGCCGAAAGGTCGCGTTCGTAAGCCTCGGCCAGCACAACAGCGTTGAGCCGTTCGGCATCGCAGAATGTCCACAGATCGCCATAGGTGGGGACATAAGCCCCGGAGGCTTTGCCGGTCATGCGCGCCACCCCTCGACAGGACGGCCGGCGCGCTTCGGCCGCGACACCAGCCCGGCAGTCTGGCACCAATCCTCGACCGAGACGCGCATCGCGTCTTTCGCCTTGTCGAGTGTTTCCGCGAATTGCGGCGTGCGGCGCTGGTCGGGCAGATAGCAGAGCCAGGTGAAGCCCGGCCGACGGCCTTCGCTATGCGTGCAGATCACACCGACATCGGCGCGCGCCAGGCGCACATAATGGCAACCGTCGCTGCGCAGTTCGAATTGAATCAGGATGCGGCCGGCGGCATCGAGCCGCACGCCGTCGCCGGCGCGACCTTGCCTGATCCTGTCGCCGGCTTTGCTGGCGCCGCGCTTCGGCTGGCGCTCGATGATGGTCATCGGCGCGCCCCTCAGATCGTCACAAGGAAGGTGATCGCGGCAACGGCAAGCCAGTAGCCAGCCACCTGATCGCCGGCAGAGAAATATGACGACGATGCACTGAGACAGATAAGGAACATCGTGACACCAAAAGCGCCGCCGCGCTTGCGCTTGCGTTCGACGATGAAGGACATGGCGGGCGGCCCTCAGACGATTGCAAAAAAGGTGACGAACGCGCCGGACAGGAAATATCCGGCGCGACGCCAGTCGCCGGCGACGCCATAAGTGACGGCCGCGCCGACCGACAGAACGATGATCGCGATCGGAAAGATTTTATCGATGGCCTGCATCAGATCAGCCCCTCGACCGCCGCCGCGTTCAGAAACCGCAGCATCGCCACATCGCCGGGCCAGCACTCGATGCGCACGCCGAGCGGCCCGCCGGCGAGCATGCGAACAGGCGCCGGCGGCGGCGCCATGTTCTGCGCGAACTCATCGTTAAGGATCGCGTTATCCAGTTCCTTGACTTCGGGCGTGATCGGCCAATCGAAATCGAAACGGACCGCGCCCGCGGTCATGATGCGATCCTCGATCTCGGTATAGTTCGCGAGATCGCGCTTGATCGGCCGCGGCACGTCGACCAGATAGGACTCGCTCATGTCGTGCATCAGCGCCGTGCGGCGCTGCCGCGGCGTATATCCGCGGGCGCATGCGACTTGCCACATCAGCACCGAATGCTCGGCAACCGTCTCGATGCCGATCGACTGCGACGAATAACGCGCATTGCGCAAACCGGCAGCGATGTCGAGAATGTGGAAATCGTCAGGCCGCGGATCGCAGGCAAAGAACTGCCGGCCTGTCCAGGTCTGAATCCAGTCGCCCTTGCGCCCGCTCGCCTCCTGAAAGGCACACTCCGCAAGTTCGTGCAATCTGTCGGCAGACGCGGGCAGCCAGTGAACCCAGCGCCCCCGATCAAACTCGCGCGGCAGATTGTCGACGCAATGTGGGCATCGCATCAGCATGATAACTCCTCGATGGCCGCCGGCGGCGGACAGAATTGCGAAAGAATGTCGAACGGCAGGCCGGCATACCGTCCCGGCAGCGGATACGCGGCGACAATGCGCCCGGCCCAATAGCCTCCGATATCGGTCATCGGCTCATGCCAGACCTGCGGCGACACACAGCCATTGGTCCGCACATAAACCAGCGCCGGCGTCGCGATGGATTGCGCAGCGATCGTCATGCCGGCACCGTCGCGCTGTCGACCGGCACATCCGGCGCCCGCATGGCCTTGACCAGTTCGACCAGATCGTTGCCGATCACGGTCGCCAGATCGATCGCGTCGGTGTCGGTCGTCGAGTTGACCGAGCAGATCGCGGCGAGCATGCGCACCAGGGCGTCGGTGCAGTTGACGACATCGGCGCCGGCGAGCATCGCGGTCAGCCGCTCGGTCAGGGCCGTGGCCGGATGCTTGTCGGGCGCGTCGCCGCGATCGATACGCACCACCGGCAGAATGACGACCTTGGCGCTCATGCGACCTCCCCGGCCATGATGGCTTTCGCCTTGGCCTTGCCATCGGCGTTGATGCGATAGACGGTGACGCCATAGGCGTTGCGGTCGCCGAGAACCGTCTCGATCTCGATCGCGTCGCCGCGCAGGCGGCGCCGCAGCCGCGACATCATCACCTTGAACACGTTGTCGGGATCGTTCGGCATGTCGGCGCCGTTGCGGCCGGCATAGATCGCCTGCATCAACTGGTCTTTGCTCGCGCTGGCGCGGCGCAACAGGACGCCGAACAGCTTGCGCTCGCACGGCGACATTTGCCGCGGATAAAGCGCGGCATCGTTCATGCCGAGCGCGTCCTCAAGATCGGCGATCTTGGTCTGCAGCGCCGCGATCTCGGCGATCTGCGCCGCATTGCCGGACGCGACGGCGCGGATGGCGGCGGCGGTCACGGACACCCTCACGATTCACCCGCCACGCGCCGGGCGAAGGCGCGGCCGATCGCCTCGGCGATCAGCCATGCCGCCGTCGCCAGCAGGATCGCGCCGCTGGCCCATGAGAACAGCGAGGCCAGCGCCAGAGCGATGGCGATATCGGCGGCCAGTTGCGCGCCTTTGTGACCGAGCGAGGCGACATAGAGGATGCCGCCGGACAGCGCGCAGAACACCATCACGGCGCCGGCGGCGACGACGATCGACAAGGCGCCGACGCGGATCGCGATCATGAACAGGCGCGGCGTCATGACTGCGCCCTCATCCTGTCGACCGTGGCGCAAACCTCGGCGAACAGCGCGGGATGCGTTTCGGAATAGTCGCCGGCGAGAACGGCGACGGCGCGCAAAGCCGCGGCAGCGCGCCAGAAGCGCTCGCGCCCGGCGAGATTGAGGTTCATTTCGGTTTCGGCGAAATCCTCCAATTCCCGTGCGTGCGCGATCAGCACATCGGGCGAAACATTCAGCGACAGCAAAGCCATCGGCGGTTTCGGTAGCGCAGCGACCGGCGGCGATGCCGGCTGCGTCGAAACCCTACTCCGAACGCTCATACGCTCGACCCTCCCTGTTCGGATGCCGTCTTGCCGTGTGCGAAATAGGGAACCGGCGGCGCCAAGTGCGCGAGGTGGCCGGGAAAACTGGAAATGCCGAAGCGCTGCCAGCCGGGAAACGCCAGCAGATCGCCGCGGGCAAAGGTCGCCGGCAGCCAGCCGGGAAAGCCGCGAATGCCATCGGCGGCCGTCAGACCGCCGCGGAAAATGCCGCGCACCAGATGGCCGCCGCGGCTCGGCGAAACCGAATGAACGTCGATGGCGCAGCGGATGCAGCCATAGGCGACGACATAGAGAAAATCACCAGCGGCCAGCGGCGGCCGGTCGCCATAGATCAGGTGCGCGGTTTCGGCACCCTCGCGCTGCGCCGCGACGAAACTTGACCAGCGATCCTTGGGGACGGTGACGATGATATCGGTCATCGCAGCATGCCGAGCGCGTGCATGTAGGTGTCGAGAATTTCCTCTTGCTCGCGTCGCTCGTTCGCATCCTGCTTGCGCAGGCGGACGATGGTGCGCAGCGCCTTGGCGTCGAAGCCGTTGCTTTTCGCCTCGGCATAGACATCCTTGATGTCGTCGGCGGTGGCCTTTTTTTCTTCTTCGAGTCGCTCGATGCGCTCGATGATCGCTTTCAGTTGATCCTTGGCGAAGCGGATCGACCCTTCCGGCGCATCGGGCGCCGTGGCACGGTCGAGGACTTCGGCGGTTGCAGCCTGCATGGTCACGACCTCTCAGAACGGGATTTCGTCGGCGATATCTGGCTTGCCCGCGCCGGCGTCGCCGCCGCGCGTCGTCTCGCGGCCATAGTCGGCTTCGCTGTCGGGCAGACCGGGGCCGCCCTGGCGCCGGTCGAGCATGGTCAGTTGCGCGTGATAGGAATTGAGGACGACCTCGGTCGTGTAGCGATCGGCGCCCGCCTGATCGGTCCACTTGCGCGTTTGCAGCTGCGCCTCGATGTAAACCTTGGCGCCCTTTTTCAGATATTGTTCGGCGACCTTGACCAGCGCCTCATTGAAGATGACGACGCGATGCCACTCGGTTTTTTCCTTGCGCTCGCCGGTCGCCTTGTCGCGCCAGCTTTCCGATGTCGCGATCGACAGAAGCCCGATCTTGCGCCCGTCGGCATTGGCCTTGATCTCGGGGTCCTTGCCGAGATTGCCGATCAGAATGACCTTGTTGACGCTGCCGCTCATAGTGCGCTCACTCCGAAAGCGGCCTTGAACCGGGCCGGGTTCTTGTCGATCATCGTCATCACGCGGTCGCGATAACGCCGCTGCGCTCGGCAATGCTTCGCGCTCGGTTCGGTCAGACGATCGTCGAAGATGTGATCGTCGCAGTGCCGGCGCAGATCGGCGCCGTGTGCGCGCTCAAGCGCGGCGAGCAAGGGATCGCCATCGGCAACGGCGCAACCGACAAGACCGGCAGACACCGCCTCGCTATGTGCAATCTCGCGATCGAGCACGAGATCGGCCGCGGCATCGATCGACGAACCGAGATCGACGACGGGATCGCACTCGGCGACGGCCGATGCCGTGCAATGACGAAAGTGCGGGCGCGCGCCGGATGGCAGGCGGCCGGCATCCTGTTCGGCTTTCCAGAACCGTTGAACCGTGCGCGCGCTGCCCTGATGGAATTTCTTGGCAACGGCCGCCGCCGTCTTCGGCCCGCGCCAGGCATCGCGCAGATTTTGTTGCGTGCGCGGCGTCATGCGTCGACATCCGTCACGAACGAACGGCTCTCGACCGCGCGCGTCGCGTAGCTGTCGAACGGGTCGCACAGCTTGGATTCGTCCTGCACCGGTCCCCTGACGACGGGCGACGCCATCGGCCGCTGCGCATCCGCCGGGGTGGCAAGGATGGCAGCGGCCGGACCGGCGACGCGGGCAGCGTGCGGCGATGGCGGATAAAGACCGGCAAGGGCTTGATCGAGCGTCGCCTGCTCGGCCTCGGTCAACGGCGCATTGAGATCGGGCAGCCCGTTCGCGCGACGGTCTGCGCACATCGGACAAGGGCAGGCATCGCCCTGTGCATCCGCGGGCACGCCGCGATTGTGCTGCGCGATGGCGTCGGGACCACGATTGAGACCGATATAACGGCCGCGGCTGTCGGCAGACATGAAACCCCCGTTCGCGGAAACGGTGTTTCCGCGCCCTGCCCGTTGAACTGTTGAGGAACGCAAGCCCGACTTAGGGAACTCTCCCCGCTGTTCTGCCCGGTAAAGCCGTCCGGCGAATCAACGGGAACCTAGTTGCCCGTAAGTTGCCAAAATGGCATCATTCGTCAAGACGATGTTGCCGGCTGAAAGTGCGTTAATGGAAATAGCAATTTCGCATCAAAGGTTTATTCCTGTGGCCACCATGACAAGGCGGCCGCACAAAGTTTCCTTTGAGGCATCGCACGGTGACGACGGCGCGGCCGACTCGCCGCGCGCGCTGCAGCAATTCGTGCAAAATAAATTGAAAATTTTACCGCGTGGCACCGCCAAAGAACTGGCGAAGGCGCTACACTTACAACCTACGGATATCTCGAAGATCGTCAGCGGTCGTCGCAAGGTCCAAGGCCATGAAGTGATGCCCATTCGCGAATTTTTCCAGCGCCTTGAGGGGGCTTACGGGGCATCGTCGGCACGGCAGAATCAGAACGGCCTTGTTCCTGTCATCGGCTATGTGGGCGCGGGCGATCGCCAGCGCATTTATGATGTCGATGCGGGGTTTATCGAGGAAGTCGAGGCGCCGGGCCAGATGGCAGACGACACCATTGCCCTTGAGATTCGCGGCAACAGTCTCGGCCCAGCCTTCAATGGCGGCTATGTGTTCTACAGCGAGCAACCGCACGGCGACATCGCGCAGGTTGTCGGTGATCTTTGCGTCGTGCGCACGTCTGACGGCGCCACCTATGTCAAGACGGTTGAGCCTGGCGCTACCCCCGAAACCTTTACCCTGATTTCAATTCAGGGCGAGCCGATCGAGAATGTCGCCCTCGAATGGGCAGTTCCGGTGCTGGCCGTAACACCGCGGCGCCGGCGTTTTTCCGTGCGTGCATCCTGACGATTGGATTCGCAGGGCGTCCAGCCGCGCCGATGCCCTCTTGACAAATACTTGCCAAAATAGAAACTTCGATTGTTGCCACTTCGGGAACAGTCGATGTCTAGATCAGCAACTTTATTGCCACCAGGGCCGTGCCTCCAAAAGCACCCGATCCTTGGCCGCGCCATCCCATCGCAGGCTGTAATCGACGGCGCGCCGGCCGATGTTGCTCATCAGGTCGGCCCGGCAAGCAACGTCATTGCGGGTATCGGCAACCAGCACAGCCCCGGAAACCTCGGACGCCTTGAGACCGAGGGTCCGCGCCGCCGGCGAGTCATTGATCGTCTTGAGCAGCAAGGCCGTCGTGAACGGCGCGTCGCAGCGCGGCATGACGCCGGGCGCGAAGCCGTAACCGAGTCGGACCGCAATCGCCGGCCAGACCCAAAAATAGACGGCGGCAACCGTGACTGCCGCGATGATAGTCCACTGTCCGAAGGCGCGTTTCATCTTCTGTCATCCTTGGGATTGATCTCAGCCTTCCGGTCGCCGATCCCCTCCAAACTCACCGGCGGCCCAACTGGCGAGCGCCAGGGCGGCAACAATAACAACACGCATGGCGCTCGCTCCTCTCTTGACGACGGCGCAGCCGTTGATTCTGCCACGAAACCGGCCGCGATCAAAATTCCGGGCTCGGCGGTTCACGCCGCCAATCCGGCAACAGCGCCGCTGGTCGAGGCGGCGCTTCCGGCGGCCAATGCCGAGCCGATGACCGCGCGCGAGATCGCGACCGCGATCGGCGGCGGCGCGATCAGCACCGTGCGTACCGTCTTGCGCGGCATCGTCGCCGAAGGCCGCGCCATCGCTTCGACGCATGCAATCAAGCACGGCAACAGCGTCAACCGCTATCGCCGTGCGGCAGCCCATGAGGCACGACCATGATGGCGGAAACGCATAACTTTGCCGAATACACGCCCGTCACGGTGACGCATCACACCATCGAGGCGATCTTTCATAGCGACGACAGAGGCGAAACAACGATCGCCGGTTTCGCTGTCGTGAAGGTCACGCGCGGACTGCACAGTAACGGCGATGTTGCATTCGTCGATCGCAAGATTGTTGCAGGGTCCGTGATTGATCCGCTGACCGCCGCCGAAGCGCGCCGCGCACTGGCCGGGATAGGAGCAAACACATGACCGCTCGCGACCGCGTGACCGTCATGCGCGACCTCGATGCCGCGCGCCGCCGGCTGGCATCGAACCGCAAGACCGCCGAACTCACCGACAAGCCGGCGACCGCAGTCCTGTGCGACAAACTCGCCGCAAGCCTGCGCCGGCAGATCGCCGATCTTGAGACCGAACTTTTGACGGCGCCGGAACCGCCAACGCGCGCGCAGCGCCAAGGCTTCACCATCCCGGAAGGTTGCACGCTCGATCGCGGCTTTGCCTACGCGCCGAGCATCACCGCGGCGCAGTGCGCCGAACTGGAAATCCCCGCCTTCCTGCGGAGGGCGTCATGACACCTTACGAAAAGCTTTTTCTGGTCGCGTTCCTCGCCTTCGCCGCTTTCGTCATCGCGGCGATCGTGATCGAGGCGAACAACCCGATGCCAAAGGACGGCGATCGCCAATGATCCGCAGCGCCGCACGCTCCACATCAATGGAAGCCGCCGGCGAGCGTCCCGTCGATCCCGCTGTGCTGGCGTTGGCGCGCGCGATGGCGCGCCTTGCCGCGCGCGAAGATCATGCCGCCGAACAGGCGGCCATCAATCGCAACCGTCACAGCACAGGAGGCAAACCGTGACGAAAACCCCGAACCCGATCGACCAGCACATCGGCCGCCGCATTCGCATGCGGCGCATGCAACTCTCGACGAGTCAGGAAAAACTCGGCGACGCGCTCGGCCTGACATTCCAGCAGGTGCAGAAATACGAAAAGGGCACCAACCGCGTCGGCGGCAGCCGCATGGTGCAGATCGCCGCGGCGCTGGAAACGACGCCGGCTTTCTTTTTCGAAGGCGCACCGGGCAAGACGGCGGCGGGCGGGCGCCATGCGCAGGTCGCGCTCGAAACGCAGTTCATGTCACTGCCCGGCGCGGCCGATCTCGCCGCGCATTTCGTCGCGATCAGCGACCCGATCGCCCGCCGGCGCATCGTCGAAATGGCCGAGACCATGACGCGCATTCCGCAGGCGGCAATGAAACTGCGGAAGGCGAGTTGACGCCAGATCGACAAGGGGAGAGGATGGCTATGACAACTTCATCGCGCGCCGCAATCCGGGAATCGCTTCGGGAGGAAGCCAAAGAGGGACATCGCGTGGAAATCGCCAACTTGGCCAAGCAAACCATCGCAGAGCAACACGCTAAAATCGAAGCGCTCGAACGACAGAATGTGGCACTCCGCGAGGAAACCGAACGACAACGTATTGTGATAGCCGACCTTCACCGCGAGTTGGCTGACGAAAAGGCGATTGTTGATGCGATGGCACAGCGCTGAACACGTAAACAGCGCTGTTGAAAACGCGAACGCCGGGCCATAGCCCGGCGTTTTGCTTCCCGCTATAGTGAGCCCATGCGCGCCGCCATCTACGCCCGATTTTCCAGCGACCGGCAGAACGATCGATCGAACGCCGATCAGATCGCGCTTGTCACCGACTATTGCGCGCGCCAAGGCTGGCAGGTCGTCGCCGTCTATCAGGATCACGCTCTGTCCGGCGCCTCGATCATCGGCCGTGCCGATATGCAGCGGCTGTTGACGGATGCACGCGAGCGGCGCTTCGATATCGTCGTCGCCGATTCCTTGAGCCGCATCGGCCGCGACGAAGAAGATCGCGCCGGCATCCGCAAGCGCCTCGCCTTCAATGACGTGCAGATCGCGACGCCGGTCGACGGCATCGTGACGCGGCTGGTCGACGGCATCCGCGCCGTCATGGACGGCAATTATCTGGAGGATTTGAAGCACGCGACGCGGCGCGGCATGGCCGGGCGTGTGCGCGACGGCTTGAGCGCCGGCGGACAGGCTTACGGTTATCGCGCGGTGCCGGGAGCGCCGGGCACGCGGACGATCGAGGCGCAGGAAGCCGAGATCGTGCGCGAGATTTTCGCGCGCTACGTCGCCGGCGAAACGCCGCGGACGATCGCGGCCGATCTCAATCGCCGCAGCATCGCGCCGCCGCGCGGGCGGCAGTGGAATGCGTCGACCATCAACGGCAGCCGCCAGCGGTCGACCGGCATTCTGGAAAACGAACTCTATGCCGGCCGCATTGTCTGGAACAAAGTACGGATGGTCAAAGACCCCGACACCGGCAAGCGCATTTCGCGGCCGAACCCATCCGGCGAGTGGCATGTCAAGGAAGCGGCCGACCTGGCGATCGTCGATCGCGCGACATTCGACAAGGCGCAGGCGATCAAGGCCGGCAGGCGCGCCTATCCGCCGCACGTCACGCGGCAGCCGAAACGCATCCTGTCCGGCCTCTTGCGCTGCGGCGCCTGCGGCGGCGGACTGTCGATCAAGGGCCGCGATCATGACGGCACGATCCGCGTGCGCTGTTCAAGCCATCACGAAGGCCGCAGATGCCCGCAACCGCATTCATTCAAACTGGAAACGATCGAGGCGCAGACCTTGGCCGGGCTGCGCGCGGAATTTGAGCGTCCGGCGGTGCTGGCCGAGTATGTCCGCGAGTATCACGCCGAGCGCAAGCGCCTCGCCGGCGATACATCGAAGCGGCGCGGCGAGATCGAACGGCGCATCGGCGAGATCGAGCGCGCCATCGCGCGCGCGACCGATGCACTGTTGAACGGCATCGGCGACCGCATCGAGATCGACGCGCGGTGCAAGGCGCTGCGCGCCGAGCATACCGATCTTGGCGCCGAACTGGCGGCGCTGCCGGACACGCAACAGGTTGTCGCGCTACACCCGGCCGCGGTCGATCGCTATCTGCGCCAGGTCGCCATCCTTGAAACGCGGCTGCCGCAGGTCGTCACCGCCGGCGATCAGGAAGCGATCGCGGCGATCCGTGACCTTGTGGAAAGCGTGACCGTCTGGCCGGGCGGCAAACCGGGCACCGTGACGATCGAGATTGCGGGACGCCTTAGCCGGTTGCTCGGTGCCGATGTGTTCCCCTCGGCCCGCGCATCGGGGGGATCGTTGGTAGCGGGGGAGGGACTTGAACCCCCGACCTACGGATTATGA